CGTACCTCGTCGAATAGGAGAGTCAATGTCGCAAACCGAGAGAGAGAGAGAGAGAGAGAGAGTAAGGCTCGCGCGGCGGGTGGTGCCGCATGAGCATGAGTCTCGTTGCACCTCACGAGGAGGTCTTGTTCCAGTCCTCGTCTGGTGTGCAGGTAGGCTCGGTCACCCTGTCGAAGGACGTGTCGAACTTCGACGCAATCCGCGTCGCGGTGGCGAAGGTGGACGGCTCGGACTGGAACGTTGTCTGCTGCGAGGGGCCAGTCATCACGCGCGACGGCAAGACTGGCGCTCACATGGCGTTCACGTTATCGCAGCTCGTCGGCACCGCGACGATTCAGATGCTAACCGCGTCTCTGCTCGTGAGCGGGACGAAGTTGGCAATCGGCTCTGGCTTCTGGCTCAACACGAAGGCTCAGGTGAGCAACTCGGGCGTGAACGCCGCTGGCAAGGAGGACTCCTTCTCGACCTACAAAGTCTTCTACGTGATTGGCGTCAAGTACCAGTAGCGACCTCGGCGGTGGTCGCATGAGCATGACTCAGCTCGCGGGACAGCCGAGGGTGCTCTACAACTCTGGCGGCTGGTACATATGCACCAACGACGTAGTTGTCTCAATCACGGTAAGAGTGAAAACGGCGTCTGGCAGCTGGGCGAGCGCTGCCTGTCCGTACACGCTGCCAGAGTCTCTGCGACCGAAGACCACGTTTCAGGCACCAGTCGCAACGGCAAACGGCGGCTCAATCACTGGCGTTATGTTCGCGAACACAGATGGGACAATCACTGTCGCGAATCAGGGCGGAAGCGGCTCTGATGAGTTGCGAATGGGTTCCGTGTGCTACGTCGTGGCATGACGGAACACAAGCCCTCGCTCTTCGGGGCGGGGGCGCATCTTTATTGAGGAGGTGAAGGCTTATGGGGCAAGGAATCTACAGGGGAACAACGCCAAGCATCACGCTCAACATAAAGGGCGTTGACCTTTCGGACGCGAGCGTCTGGCCCACGGTGATTGTCACGGTAGAGAACGGTCACAACTCTTTTGACGTAACGCGAGACAATCTCACGACCGAAAAGACGGATGCGGGCTGTTCGGTGACCTTCGCGCTCACGCAGGCGCAGACGCTCGTGCTCTCTGTGATGCGCCCAATCTACGTACAGCTCCGCGCAAAGGATGCGGACGGGAACGCAATCGCATCGCCCATGGCGAGCGTCGAGGTCGAGGACATCATAAAGGACGGTGAGATTTGATGCCAAGCCAAGGACTCGTGATTGACGCGGGGCTGTCAATCGAGATGGACATGTCGCAGACCGTCAGCGTAATGGGCGAGATTGCCTATCCGATGTATGAGGGGCCTTACGACGCGACGCCCACTGTAGACGGCCTGACGCTTGCGACAAAGGGCAGGTCAATGAGCAAGGACGTGAGCATCGAGCCCATCCCCATAGGCTCAGTAAGCAATGACAGTGGTGGGCGCACCGTCACCATAGGGTAGATTGGAGAGATTGAAGTGGCAGAGAATCAAAACGTAAATAAAGTTGTCTATGGCGGTCAAACCCTTATCGACCTTACCGCCGACACGGTAACGGCTGGCGACCTCGCCGCTGGCGTCACCGCGCACGACAAGAGCGGCGCGATAATCACTGGTACCGACACGCGAGACTCGGACACGAGCAAGGACACGGCTGCGGTCGCGGAAATCCTCGCGGGCAAGACTGCTCACGCGCGAGGTGCGCAGCTCGTAGGAACCATGAAGAACAACGGCGGCACTGGCGTCACCGTATCCTCCAAGAACGGTGCCACAATCCCGCAGGGCTACTACGACGGCAGCGGTAAGGCCACGATTGATACGGCATCAGCAACGGCGCTTGTTGCTGGAAACGTCAAGCAGGGCGTCTCAATCCTCGGCGTCACTGGCACCTACGCTGGCGAGGCCGCGAAGCTCCAGACGAAGAGCGTGACGCCCTCCACGAAGGCTCAGACAATCACGGCAGACGATGGATACGACGCGCTCTCTTCCGTCTCCGTCGCGGCAATCCCGTACACCGAAACTGAAAACTCTGCTGGCGGAAAGACCGCCACAATTGCTGGGGCGTAGTAATGGCAATCAGCAAAGTCGTATATGGGACAAAGACCCTCGTTGACTTGACCTCTGATACCGTCGACGCGGCGCACCTCGCGAAGGGATTCACCGCACACGACAAGAGCGGCGCAGCAATCACTGGCGCGCACGAGGATGCGTGGTCGACGGGGGTCGCGGAGTACGACCAGCAGACCGCCGCCGTGACAGCCTACCTCGCGGCCACTTCCGACTACACGGACGCCAACCGCTCGTCTACGAGCCACGCGGACATGCTCCCCTCCGGCGGCGACACCTGCGCGGGGCTCGACATTGCCGCTCCGGACGGTACCACCGAGGTGGTGGTCACGCGCGAGGACGGCTCGGAGGGCGTGGCCCATTACACGCCAGACGGCGGCAAGGCCACCATATACAACCTCGCGCCTGGTGCAACCTACTCCTACCGCTGCATGGCAAAGGACGGCAGCCTCCTCGCGGGCGGGCTCGTCCGAGCCAAGGCCGGAGTGAGGCTCCTCCACATGCCGTCGCTGCGCAACGTCCGCGACCTTGGCGGGTGGGCGTGCGACGGCGGCACCGTGAGGCACGGCCTGCTCCTCCGAGGTCCCGCGCCCGAGTCGGCCCCAGCCGCAGACGTGGCGGAGCTCCACGACCGGATGCGCGTCCGCCTCGAGGTCGACCTGCGCGGCAGCGACGAGGTGCCATACACGACCTCGCGCATCGGGGCCGACGTGGACTACCGCTGCATAGACACGCCATGGTACGGCGACGGGCTGCAAAAAGACGAGCACATCCCAGACTACGCCGAGGCCGTGCGCACGTGCATGCGCGCCGCCGCCTACGGCACCACCACCTACATCCACTGCTCCGCAGGAGCCGACAGGACAGGCATGATATGCGCCATGCTGGAGGCCGCGCTTGGGGTCTCGGAGGCAAACATAGACCGAGACTACGAACTCACGTGCCTCTCAGGCTCCGACAGGAGGCGGACGCGCGCCGACTGGACGGGTTTCGTTGCCAAGATGCACGGCACCTACCCGTCGGCCTCGCTGACGGCCGCCACCATAGCTTGGCTGGTAAAGACTGGAGGCGTGGACAACTCCCTCATTAACCTCTTCCGCTCGAACGTCTCGACGGGTGGTGCGGTGGCAGTTAACGTCGCGAGGATAACCAAGCAGCCGACGGACGTCACCACAAAGCCTGGGGTAGATGCCCATGAATCTGTGGCCGCTGTAGGAGATGGGCTCACGTACCTTTGGGAGTTCCGTACTTCGGCGAGCGGCGCATGGACCAGCGTCGCGGCGCTCGGGATGGACGCGACCAAAGACACAATCACGATAGACGGCCACGCGGTGACGGCATCAGTCGACGGCTGGCAGGTGCGCTGCACGGTCACCGACTCGCACGGCACGAGCGATGTGTCTGAGATGGCAACGCTCCACGTGGTCACGACATACCACTCGATTAGCCAGAATCTCTCGCACGCCACGTCAAGCAGCTCCACTACCCAGTGCGCCGATGGCGACAACTGGGGGGCGACCATCTCGCCTGAAGGGGCAAAGTACATCGTCCCGTCCGTGACGGTCACCATGGGCGGAACCGACGTGACCTCCACCACGGCGAAAATGGACTCCGACGGCAGGTGGTCGGTGGACATCCCGAGCGTGACAGGCGACGTATCCATATCGGCCACGGGCGCAATGAGGGCTGGCTACGCCGCGAGCCTCGTGTCTTCGTACACGGACGGATACGCGCTGAGCAGCTCAGGCGCAGACGAGGAGTACGCGGGATACGCGCTCACGGGCTACATCCCAATCCCGGACGGCTCGACCGACCACGTATACCGCATAGGCGGCGAGGGCGTCACGTGGGGAGCCTCAGACTCGTACAACCGCATTGCGTGGTACGACAAGAACAAGAAGGTCGTGTCCAGAACGTCGGCGACGCCGAAGACCATAAACGCCGCAAGGCTTGACCTCTCCGACTACTTTCCGCACAGGGTCGCGAGCGACGACGACAGCGCCGTCGCATTCAACATCCGCAACGCGGCGGGCACCGAGGTGTGCGGAAACTGCCCGACGAACGCGGCTTACTTCCGCGTCTCGGCAAGGTGCGCCGACGGCGACTACCTAGTCGTGACGCTCGACAAGGAGATACACATGTCAACGACCGCCTAGGCCGACATGCCACACAAGTGTGACCAGCCCCGTCCATCGGCCATTTCGGCTGGTGGGCGGGGCCATTTTTTGTTATACTAGCTCCAGTACACCCACGCCGCCTCTCAGCGATGCGCACTGCGGGGGTCTTTTCGTGCCTAGCTGTGGATTACCCAGCGGCCGCTCAGCAGCATCCGCACCACCTCGCCCGCTGTGGGGGTGCCCCTATTTGTGAGCGGTAGAATATTGCCCATGAGAGGTAAACGCGGTATCGTTCTGGCTTAATCAATTAATCAATTAAATAATTTTCTGTTCACTTTTTTATATCCTTATCGTGCCTAAAGCACGAATAAGCGCAGATAAACACAGAGAAACGCCGAACAATATTCGTTCTTGACTTCGCAGGTCAGACGGTGTTATTATTACAACGTTCGCTTATTTGGGAGCAGAGGGTCGCTGGTTCGAATCCAGTCACCCCGACCAACGAAACCGCAGGTGGGAGGGCTTAACGGCCCTCCCACTTTTTTCATAACTTATGTGCGTTGGCTTACCGATTGCCTAAATTCCTATTCACGTCTGCAAGTTATCAGAGAAGCCACTCGCAAGACGGCAACCACGACGCCGACCTTTCGGCCATCTCAGACAAGCACCTGTTGCGCCAGTTTATGACCGTTCTGAACGAGACTCCGCTCTCGTCGGCAAGCGCCTGCCACGTGATCTCTCCGCTGTCATCGAGGTAGTAGTCCGCTACCACGTCTCCGTGCTTCATTGAGGACAGGCACGTTCCTACGGCACCTATGGCGCGTTCGATGGAGTCTATGCTCGTCTCTATCTTCTTCGTTGCCAACATGAGGTTCATCGAGTCGCGGAACGTTGAATCGGAAATGCTGTTTGTGTGCGAGCTTCCGCCGACAGTCATCCCACCAAGCCTTGCTGGTGAGTCCGTAAGCTCGTCAAGTTCCGCATATAGGGCCGACAGACGCGAGCATAGACCTCGCTGCCCCTTCATGGACGTGAGAACCCTAGCGACGTCGTTGGCCCCAACCCCCGTCAACCGAACCTCCTGGCAAGCCACTCCTTCTGTGAGTCCCTGAGCCCTCTGACCCTCCTGTAGGCAACGACGTGCATCTCCGTCATCACCATGTACGCGCGCCTGTGACCTCCGCGCATCGAGCCGAACGCGGCCCTGAGAAGGTCGAACAGATAGAGGTCCTGACACGCCGGGTCATCCCTGTACAGAACGTCCGACACCTTGTCAACGCCGTAGAGAACTCGCTCTAGCTCCTCTTTCATCCTTCGGCGCTTTGCGTTCGGAACGCTTATATCGTTCACGCAGCAACCTCCTAAATGTCTAGTCTCTGCTGCCCGTCGCTTTCTTCTTCTCCGTCAACCATGCGCATGCGCTCGCCGATCCAGCGCATCACTGGGACGGCCATCGAGTTGCCTATCGCCTTGTATCGCGGGGTGTCTGGGCACTTCTCGGCAGGCTTCCCGTGGTACGGCACCTTGGTCCAGTCGCGCGGGAAGCCCTGTAGCAGCTCGCACTCTTCCGGCGTGAGCCTTCTCACGACGTACCTAGCGTTAGTTTCGCTAACGTCACTCGGCATGAGAAATCACGCCCCTTGTCATCACGGACGGCACCTCTCCGCCGACCTTCAACGTGCCCGCAACGTCAACGTCTATGGCACCTCGCGTGTTGAGGTCGCTTAGGACGATAGGCGGGTTCTTGTACTGCCTTGCCGACTGCGTTGGGCACATGTCCTCGTCTATCTCCGCGTTCGCCTGTCCAGACGCCATTGTGAGCACTCCTTGCAGCTGCTTACCGCTCCTCGTTGCGGGAATCGCACCAATCGTCGCCCCGTCTCCGCCATCAAGGCGCACTTCGCCGCGTTGGTTAGCAGCAATTCCTACCGAGACTGTAGTATTAACGTCTCTTCCAGAACATGCGGCAAGCTCCGCCCTCTTTTCCTTGCCCTCCGCAGGACTCCCGAGCACGCACGAGGGCTCAAAAAGTACTTGGCAAGCCTCCTTGTATCCGTTTCCAGCACGTCCGACAAGAAAGAGACGGCGGCGTCGCTGGGCCACTCCGAAGAACTGTGAAGTGGACCCTTGATTCCGCACAACCCTTAGGCGACGAGCTTGGCAGCGTATTCCATGGGGGTGAGCCAGTCTAAGCGGGCCTGGCCCCTCTCGTTGTTGTAGTAGTCGATATAATCGTCGACGAGAGTGACGATTTCTTCATGCGACATCTGGCTCGTATCTCCAATTTGCTCCTTCATCCTTCCCCAGAACGACTCGATCGGCGCATTGTCCCAGCAACATGCCTTTCTCGACATTGACTGGCTTATCCCAAGCTCCCCGAGCTTGTCTCGGTAGGCACGGGCGGTATAGTGGACGCCCTGGTCACTGCACGCCCAGATGCCGTCTGGCAGCTCGATTTCCTTCAGCTGGTCATAGGTATCGAGCACGAGCTGCTCCTCCATGGAGTTCGAGGTCACGTGGGCCAGTACGATGTCGGTTTCGCAGTCGATTACTCCAGAGAGATAGCTGAACCCATCGCGTCCTGGCAGATAGGTTATATCGGTCGAGATGACCTTGAGTGGCTGCCCTCGGCGGAATTGCCTGTTCACGACGTTGGCGGCCACCTTGGGCAGCCCGTCTGTGCCGATGGGGTGGTAGGGATTCTTCCTCTTGCGCTTGGGCGCGAGATCGTACTTGCGGGCAATGCGCTGCACCTTCTTGCGGTTCATTACGACGCCCTGTTTGCGGCGAAGGCAGTCGACGACCTGACGGCTTCCCTTCTTGAAGCCACGATAGCCATATGCGGCCTCGACCTGCTCTTTCGCTTCGAGGTCGGCCTTCTCGCGTGCGGCGCGGCCGGGCGCGGCGGCCATCCAGTCGTAATAGCCGCGTCTGGAGACCTCGAGCGCCTCGCAGGCCGCGCTCACGTTGAATGCGGGATCATCGGTCCTGAGCCGGAAGATCACCTCGAACCTCTCCGACTTCTCGGTCGCCTGTGGTGCGCGCTGGGTCCTCCCCGCCAGCGCGCCAAGTGCTTTTAAAGCCTTCACCTGCGCCTTCAGCGCGGCGATCTCTGCCGCCTGCGAGGCGATGAGCTTTTCCTCGCGCGTCTTGGCCTGCCGCCTCTGCTTTGCCAACTTCTCCTCCATCTCGGCGACCTTCCTGTCCCTGGACGCCCTGATGGCAGCACATCTCTCGGATGCACGTCTGCGCTCCCGGGCACGTATGTCGTCGCGGGTCGGATTCTTGTCATCGGTCAAGCATAGCGCGTCTTTCGTCTCGGCCTCGCGCCAGTGCGCACAAGCGCGCTCGATGCGCTTGTAGCCGATCAGCTCGGCCTTAAGGCCGGCAGACTCGAATATGGCCCTTGGCCTCTCTCCCTCATGGTAGCGACGCATGAATTCGCGCTTGAATTCCTTGGAATAGGTGATCCTCAGCGGCTCGGCTCGCTCCACAGCATCAAGCGAGCGCAGATACCTGAGTTCTTCTTCGGTGAACATTCCTTTGTGCATTGACAAGCCCTCTCTACTAGGGCTCGCCGCCAGGTTTTACTTGACAATCAATCTTGGTGTGCGGAATGCGGGGTCCAGGTCACTGAGCATCAAGCACGCGCCATGCGCATCCGTAACCCCCCCCCCGTCAGCCATTTCGTGGAGCAGCTGTCCGAACGCCGCTCCACCATCGACCGAGAGCGCTCCTGGGACGTTCTCCCAAAGAAACCATCGAGGGCGCACCTCTCGAACGCATCGAATGAACTCGAACATGAGCCCTGACTTTCCACGCAGCCCCTCCCTCTTTCCAGATATTGAGAAACTTTGGCAAGGAGATCCGCCGACAACCAAGTCAACCTTGCCCCTGTACGGCTTCCAATCGACCTTCGATATGTCACCGAGGTTCGGGACGCTGGGAAACCTCTCTCGCAATACTGCGCACGGGAACTGGTCTATTTCGGAGAACGCGACTGGCTCCCAGCCTAGTGGCCGGAACGCGACGCTCGCGGCCTCTATCCCGCTGAATACGCTTATGTACCTCACTTCACAACCCTCTTTATCGCCTTCCAATTTGAGCAGTAGTCCATCTCGTCAACCTCGCATACCAGGTCCACGATGTTTCCGTCGCTCGACACGTCGAACAGCATCCCCAACGGCTCGCGGCAAAGCCCCTTGACGTAGTGTGAGCACGATCCGCACCTGTGCCAAAGGCGTTTTGACTCGTCGCACATCCGCGTCACCTCGGCCACATCCAGCACCACGTACAAAACGCGAGAAAAAGCAGAACGGCAACGAATAGCACGACGCTAACAACGTCACTCATAAGGCATCACCTCGCTAGTCATCGTCCGCAACCTTCGCACCACAGTACGGGCACGCAACAGGCGCGCCCTCGTCTATGAGGTCGGCGAGGCGCGAAAGGACGTCGTTGTTGAACACGTACGAATCGTTGATGGCGTCTCCGAACTTCCATCCGTTCACGGCGATCTCCAAGTGTCTCCACAGGTAATCGGCGCTGTTGCTCTTTGTCTTTGCAGCAGCGCGCAGACGCCTTGCTATCTCGCGGCGCTCATCGCTGGTCATCGTCTCTCTTCCTTCCTCGCGAGCAAAAGGCCATGCACTCCGCGCTGTCCTTAGCCGGGCAGTCATGCGTGCCCCGATACACGCAGTCAGAGCACGGCACTACGCGGACGAACCCAAGTGCATGTGCTACATCGCTAAACTCGTTGCTCGGCTCTGCCGTCACGTCGATTTTCACCGACACGCTTCCTATCTCGCTGTTCTCGAAGCTAGCCATCGTCGCTCACCACCCTTGCGCCGCAGTTGGGGCAGAATTTGAACGGCTCCCACGGCCTGTTAAACGTCATCTGACACACGTCGCACCTTATGCTGTCCTCGTATTCGTGGTCGGTGTCTACCATATGGCACGTGGGGTCTATGAGTTCGGCGAGGCGTTCGAATAGTGCGTCAGCACGAACAACTCCGTCAAATCCCAAGTAGTGCGCTATGTCTTGGAACGCGGCTGGTACATCTCCCAAGTCAATGGTCCACTCGTTGTCGTACTTTTCGCAAAGGTTGCGAAAGCCTGCCGCTTCGTCGTACAGCATTGCCGCCACATGTAGGCGCTCTCTATCGGTCGCCATCGTCTTCCACCTTCCTGTAGAAAACGCCATCGCATGGGCAGTCAAAGTCCCTGTCTTCCCCTGCCACGTACACCGATACGGCGTCGATGAACCCGTCCTCGCCGTAGCGCACGGAGCACAGCTCCCCGTCTATCTCAACTCCGCCGAAAGGCGTGTCATAGACGTGTGAAATCATGTCTCCCATGCGGACGTAGCTCTCTTCGCCCTCGTCCTCGTAGGTGCAGTAGTGGTCGGTGCCAAGCCTGTATGGGATGCGCGTGTCCCGCTCCTCGCTAGTCGGCGCTGTCATCGCTAGTCCTCCCTCTTTTCAGCCCACGCGCAGAACCCATCGTCGTGCGCTGGTCGGTAGTACCCGCTGTGGTTCGGGTCGCGGTAGCATAGTCCGTCCTCGCGGTCGTACAGCTCGCAGTCCTTGCAGCGCACCAGCTCACCCACGTACTCGGGAAGCGTCGTGCTCAGCACGCGCATGCGCCATATGCTCTCGTCGCTACTCATGCTCGTCCGTCTCCTCCTCGTCGAACAGCCCACAGGCTTCCAAGTACCGCCACTTGCGCGAGCCGCGCTCCACGAACCTGAACCCCTCACACGCTTCGTCCCACACCATCAGCGGGGCATAGGCGCGGCCAAGCCCGTAGCGCTTCCTGTCTATCGGCGGGGCCGTGAGCTTCTTGCTCTTGAGGCCGCGCACGGTGTGCCTGCCGCATGCCCATGTTTCGAGCGGTCCATCGGCTCCGAAAAGCACGGGATAGCCCCAACGGCACATCAGGCAATGCCCGTCGTATGGGTACACGCCAAGGCGCAGACGCCTTACGGCTTCCTCGCCCATCATTCGCCCTCCTTCGCAAGCTTGCGGATGCGGTCGGCGAAGTCGTGAATGGTATCCTCCTGCCATGCGTATCCGTCTTTAGTGAGACTGTCAGCCTGCTCGTCCAGCTCGTCCGCGATGCGCTCCCAGCTGTCGGGACTGGAGTGGGTGAATATGTGCGGCTCGCCAAAGCCGTGATTGGTCAAAATGACCCATGCATCCTCAAGTCTCAACCCAGTAGCCTGAGACTTACGGCCACTAATGCAGCCGTATACCGTGTCCCCCACGTGGATGGGCACGCCGTCCCTGTCGCACGGAAGCTCGACCATCTCCGCGTCGATGCGGTCTGCGAGGCTCATAATTGTGCCGTAACCATCGCTTCCCCTTAAAAACAGCCTGTTCCCCGCAGCTCGCAGCTCGTCGCTAATCTTGCTCATTCGGCCCTCCATCCAGTCCCAGCTCCTGCTTGCACTCGTCCGCGCATCGCTGTATCACAGCGCGATAGAAGTCCACGCGGTTCTTCGGCGTCTTGTGGAACCACTTGCGCTTGAATCGCTGGACGGACTTCATGTAGTCCTCGCGCTCCGTGTCGCCGCATTCGTAGAAGTCCAGCGATTGCAGCAGGCCGTCGTATCCGCGCACCGAGAACTCTTTGCCAGAGGTGAGGTCGCGCCACAGCTCGTCCAGCTCGTGGTCGTGCCAATCAATGTCGTGGCAATCTATGCGGTACGTGCTGTAGAGTCCGCCGCTCATGCGCCCACATCCTCGCGAATCTTGCGCGCAAGCATCCGCTTTGCCATGTGCCAGCACTCACGCGCCTTGCGCAGGTCGGTGTCCTCGTCATCCTTGCGCCCCGCACGATCTAAATATTTGAGCGCGGAGCCCACGGAGAAGTACACGGCCATCATTGGCGAAACGAGATACATTGCGTCGATGCACTCCATGCCGTCGCTCTGGTAGTGCGAGGGGTGGCAAACGTCACTACTCTTCTCCATCGTCAACTCCCTTGTCCAGCTTTTCGAGAATTACGTCTGCTGCCGAAATCGCCGATTCGATTGACTGCATCAGTTTCAACGTGTCGCGATTCGGCGGTAGCGCGAACACTTCAGCGAACATCGAGGAAAGCCGTTTTGCGCACCTCCGCAGGCGTCTCACATCACGCTTCGTCCAGGTCATAATGTCGCTTTCATAGGAACGCCCGCTAATCATTGCCCTGCCCATCGTAGCGTCCACGAGCGGAGTTGTTGAGCTCTACGTCATCGAACGCGCGCATGAAGTCGCGTTCTGTTGCTCCGATGCGAGACATGAGGTTTGCCGCCGCCTGTATCGTGTCGCAGCACTCGTAGTACACGTGCTCTCGCGCGGCGTCTGTCGGGCACATCTTGTATTCCTGCCACGCCCCGAATGCCTCAGCAGCCTCTTCGAGCGGCTTTAGTGCCGCCTCCTTCTCTGTGCCCATGGAGAAAGGGAGGATCGTGAACGAACCGTCGCTGTTAATCATTTTGCTTCCCCTACATGCTCTCGAACTTTTCCGTAATGTCTCCGAACCATGCCAATAGGTCCTCTGCCTCGTCCTCGTCAACGCTGCTAATGTGGCCGTCGTTGCTTCCGTAAAGCTCGCAACGGGCGCGCTCGCACCATGCGCGAACATTCCCGTACAGCTCGCACAGCCTGTTTGCCGCGCAGCACGTGTAGTCGCCCAACACGTCCTCTCGGTCCTCTGCGCTCATTTGGAGCCACCAGCCGACACCAGGGCGAGGACAACGCACGCTATGGACGCCACGGTGAGCCCCCACACGGCACCTCTTGCGATTCCGAACGCGACGGCTCCGAACGCGATCGCGAGAATCAGGAACCCTCCGCCAGAGCCGTTGTTATCGCCGTTCACGATAGCTACCTCCATATCTCCGTAGGTTATTCTTTTGTACTGTTTACTTTTTTATGTGCCAGCGCCTATCTGCGAATGGCCTTCCGTCATCTCGCATCTTCACGTAGAGGTTCGTCCCGTAGAAGCAGTGCGGCGCATCGGCGTTCGCATCGCTCCTGCGAACCGCGACCTTCACGCCTGCCCCACCAACATCGAGCGTCGCAGGCGCGAGTTCGCTCGACTTTTTCAGGGCCGACCTCACCGAGCTGACGGGGATTCCAGACAGCTTCGCGATTCTGTCCTGACTCACTGCCGAGTCTCTGGTTCCATGCGCCAGTTCCGAATCGTCGCAAAGCCTTCTGTAGGCTTCTAGTACCGCCCTATTTCGGCTTTTAGAGTTGCCACGCGATAAGTTGTCGGCACTGGCATCGTCATTGCCAAATTCGGCCTTAGAATGGCTCTCGTCAATGACGTGCCTTGGGTAGTCGAACCAGACGTGCATCGGCTGTGGCGTCGCGAACTCCCTTACCGAGAAGTCAACCTGCCATCTCGTGAGCCTGAGCGCCGCGTCCGTGTCGAGCGTGTCGTGGTGGGCGTCGTACCACGCGAGCCTGTCATCCTCGCTGACGCCCTCGTTGGTGAGCGTCACGATCGCGTCTGGGTCCCGCGAGAACACGCCTGAGCCCGACGCCCTGTCTGCCGCGTTGCGGTACTTGCCAGACGCCCCTTTCGAGAAGTGGTGGCAATACACGATGGAGCACCCGCACCCCTCGGCCACCCTATCAATCCAGCCCATGTACTCGGCTGTATCGGACGCTGAGTTCTCGTCTCCGCCGAACGACTTGTAAATCGGGTCGAAGATGATCGCGCTAAGCCCTGCGCTCGCATACCTGTCGATTATCGAGGTCGCAAGCTCCTCCATCCTCGGGGCAAGCCCTCTCAGGTTGAGCACGATAACGTCCGACGTGTGCTCTCCGTTCGGTGCGAGCGCGTCGTACACCTGCTGGAACCTGTGGTCGAACGACGGGCCCGCAAGCTCGAAGTTCAGGTAAAGGCACCTCCCCTTGCTCACGTCGAACCCCATCCACGGCAGGCCCTCGGCCATACACACGGCAAGCTCTTGCAGGAGGAACGTCTTACCAGCCTTCGACTCGGACGCAACGAGCATCTTGTGCCCGACCCTCAGCAGGCCGTGAATCAGCTCTGGTTCGAGCGGTGGCATGTCATCGAATATGTCGCCGAGCGTGCGGCCTGCCGGAAGTTCGAACGTCAAATCTCCCTCCTGTAGTTCGTCGGCTCCGTCTGAATCCTTATCGACCCGTACACGAGACGCGACACGATCGCGCCAGCCGTCTCCGAGTCTCCGCCTTCGGCGAGCTTCCGCGCCATAGCAGACGGTTCGAGCTGCGATGTCACGACGGTCGGGCGCTTGTTCGAATAGCGTGCGTCAACGACCCTGAACAGCGTCGCGTTAGAGAACTGCGTGTGCGTCTCCTTGCCGAGGTCATCGAGGACGAGAAGACCGCACGTCATGCACGACGATATGAGGCTTTCGTCTCCGCCTGGCATCGCCGCCGCAATGAGGTCGACGGACGGGACGAACCGCCCCGATCCCATTCCTGCGTCCATCCACCCCCTAAGCATCTGGCAGGCCATCGTGGTTTTTCCAGAGCCAGACCTGCCGAACACGTAGGCGTTCTTGCCAGATTTCAACTCGCCGTTCCTTCGCTGGTCAGACGTGACCGAGCGGTATCTGGACGGAACGCCTGCCATCGTCATACGACGTATTGAGGACTCGTTTCGGGCGTCCTCGGCACACATGCGGTCAACTCCCGACGCACGCTCGCGCTCCGCCTCGATGCGCGCACGCTCCCGCTCGATTTCCTCGCTGGAAAATCTGTTGGCTGCATACAGCTCTTCGACGCTTATCGGCACGAACTGGCCGTCGTGCGCGACTATCGACTCGTGGATCAGGTCAAGAACCGTCCTCACGGTCCACCCCCTAGCCGTTCGAGGTAAGTCCGTCGAACTCGGAGAAGTCGAACGAACCAGGGTCTTGCTTGCGCCTGTTCCGCTCGTTCTTCGCCCAGTTCCTAACAGCGGCCTTCCAGTCCTTCATCTTGTTCTTTCCGACCATCCAGCCCTTGGATGCGTAGAAGTCGCAGAACCTCTCGGCGTCTATCGACTCGCCGCGAGAGTTCGCGTACTCGGTGACCTGTTCTATCGTCGGTGGCTCGAATGGTTTGGAACGTCGTGTGTTTGTCCTCGGTGCCTTGGCACCGTCGCACACACTGTCCTGTCCTGTATTGAACTGTCTTGTACTGTACTGTGTCGGCACCCCTTTTTTCGAAAATGGGGTTGACCCTTTTTCTTGAAATGGGGTAGACCCTTTTTTCAAATAAGGGGTACACCCTTTTTTATCTGGGGTTTTGCACATCTTCTTGCGCTGGTTCTCCAACGCCTTCCTGTGTGACAGAAACACGAGATTTTGCAGCAGGTCGAGTTGCGGCTCCTCGCCGTGCTCGACGAAGCGCACGACCGCGAGGTACAACCCGGCCTGCTGCTCGTCGCTCAGGACCTCGGCTGCTTCAATCATCGACTCGTAGATAACCAAGGCCCGACCACTCCTAGCGGTTCTCGATGTATTCCAGCAGACGCGCGCGCTGCTTGTCCGTGAGCCCGCCGACTCGCGCGTTCTCGCGAATGTTGAGGTTGCTGATGATCTTGTCCGCGCTCTTCGGTCCGATGCCGCTCAGGCGCACGAGAAGTGATTTGAGCTTCGTCTTCCCAGTCACCCTGTCTCCGCGCTCTACGAACTCGCGGAACGTCATGGTCCCGTCGTGGACCTTCGCGAGAAGCTCCGCGCGCTCCTTGCGAACCTGCTGTGCCATTTCGAGCGCCTGCGCGCGCTGCTCCTCCGTCATTACTGGCAAGGCCATTCTGAATCCTCCTTAGAAGGGAACATCATCGTCGTATACGTACTGAGCCTGCTGCTGCGGTGCCTGCTGGACCAGAGGAACCTGCTGCAACTGCGCCTGTCCGACCTGTGGCAAAGGCTGCGCCGCCGCCTGCTGCTGCCCGTTCCCGCGAGACATGAACTCGATTTGGTCAACGAGAACCCCGATTCGGCTGCGGTTCGCGCCAGTCTGCTTGTCCTGCCAGCGGTCCTGGTGGACCTTGCCCTGGATTGAAACCTTGGTGCCCTTGTGGAGGTACTGCGCCATCTTCTCTGCGCGAGATCCGAACATGGTGCAGTCGATGAAGTTCGCGTAGTCCTCCCACTGGTCGCCGTTCTTGCGCCGCTCGTTCACGGCCACCGAGAACGCGAGGACCGACGCCCCGCTTCGCGTCTGCTTCAACTCCGGCTCACGCACGATGTTTCCGCTAATCGTTACACTATTTATGCTCATTAGAATTCAACGTCCTCCTCGTATGTGTCGGGCTCAACTGCCTCTTCCTCCTGTGCTTCCTCCTTCTGTCCGCTGTTCTCGAACGCCTGCGCAATGGTCTTCTTCATCGCGTCTGCCGTGGCGTCCGCCTGCTCCTGCGTCATGTCGTGCATACCTGCGACCCCAGCGAACTGGCACAGCTCACTTGTCGCGTCGTTCGGCGCGATTCCTCCACGTGCGGCCATATAGTCCTTGAAAAGCGCTCGAACCTCCGATAGGTCTGCCGCCTGAGCGTCTTGCTGGACGTTCGTCACCTGAGCGTCAACGCGCCTTGGCTCTGGCCTGTCGAAGTCGTGCATCTCGTCTGGCGTGTATGCGACCCCGTAAAGCGCCTCTGGGCACGCCTCCCGCGCCGCCGCCGTGATGGCTCGCCATGTAAGCATGGTCATGGGCTGCTTCTGGTAGTTCTCCTTTCCAGAGAGCTTCATTCGCTGAGCCCACGCCGCGTCTCGCGTGACGCTGATTGGGTAGTCTGGATCGTCGCAGCGAACGACCGTCGCGGTCACGCTCAGGTTCTTCTCGTCCTTCTCGATGCGCAGCTTGTGACCAGCCTTGCGCACCTGCGCGGCAATGAGCTCGGCGCTCGCCGTCGGCTTGCCCTTGATTACGTTTATGCGGTAAAGGCTCTCCGCTGGGCTTAGCCCCATGCTCTGGCCGAGGTTCACCGCGATAACGACGTTCGCCGGGTTGTTCCTGTAAGAGTCTGGCAGCAGGTTTCCGCCAGCCACCGTGTTCGCGAACGCGATCTCCTCGTTCATCGTGAGGGCTCGCGGCTGCGCGACAATCTGGTTCTCCGACAACTAGTCCACCTCCGTGAATTCGAACTTCTTCCCGTATGTCCTCGTCGCCTTGCCGTGGATTCCGTTCGCCTTGCAGTAGGCAACGAGTCCGTACACCTGTTCCTTGGTGACGTATGCGACGAATGCGTAGCCGTCATCCTGCTCGATGGGCTTGGTGTCGCTAGTCTCCTGCTTGGGCGCTTCCTGCGGCTCTGGATGCGTCTCTGGCTGCGTCTGTGGCGGCTGCTGCTCGGCCTCCTGCTCCTGACGCTCGCGCTCAGCCTGCGCCTCCTCCCACAAGCGCCTACGTTCCGCACGCTCGCGCTCTAGCTCCTCGACGCGCTCTCGCTGCTCCTTGTCGGCCTGAGCGCGCCTCGCCGCGTCCTGGAAGTCGAGCGAAGAGAAGTAGTACGACTTGAACGTCTTTGTGTCGCTCTCGTCGTACCCCATGCCGTCAATCGTCTTTTCCGTCTGGGCAATCTCGGTAACTATCTCGTCGAGTTCGCCCTTCATCTTCTGGATGTTGGTCGAGACGTTGTGCCACTTCTTCTCAGCGCCGAACTTCGAGTCGATGAGCGAGAACGGAACAAGCGGTACGAGGTCTGGCGCAAGCTCGTTGTAGTGCGCCTGTAGCTCACCGAGCTTTGTCGCAACCTCCTGCTGCTCGTATGCATCGAGATTGGCCTTAATCTCGTTGTCAACGGCAGAGTATGCGTCGATTGCTGGGGCAAAACGCAGCTCCTTGTCGCGAATCCAGCGCTTGGCCTTGCCCAACAGCCCCTTTCTGGCGTCCTCAGCCTCCTTCTTCTCGCGCCTGAGCGCGGCGCGGTCGCGCTTCGTCTGCCTGTAGTCCTCGCCGTCACGGATCTCGTGCGGCATGAACCGCTCTCGCACCGTCGCGGCCTTCTGCTCCGCTTCGGCGACGGCCCTGTCAAGCTCAGTCTGTACCGTAGGGGTGTCGATAATCGACGCCTCTACCTCCTGAACATCCTCCTGTGCCACTTCCCTACACCTCCATTGTCCTAATGAGCGCGCATGCGTCACCGAGTGTCGTTTCGATCCACATCCCGGCGAATGACTCCGGCCATGCCTCGTCTGGCTCAAACCCAGAAATCCTCGCTAGGTCACGCACGGTCATGTAGCAATGCTGCAATCCGCACTTGGACTTTCCGCACTTGCGCTTGTGAACGACTAGGAGCGCGAAGTCGGCGTCAGCGTTTCCGCGCTCCCTGTCCGTCTCGGCCTTCCACCCTTCCAGCAGAGATGGGCCCCATTCCGCGTAGTCCTTGCATTCCACGAGGCCCCTATATCGTCCGTGGCAGTAGACGGGGCCAACGTCTCCCCTATCCATGCTCCCGTGCGTCCTGATCAGGTCTATCCTGTCATCTTCCAGGAACGCGGACATGTAGTTGGCAACCATGCGCTCGAATGCGGTCCCCTTCTGCTTCTGTCTAGACAACCTACCTCCTTTCCGTCCACTTCCTAACTCTGAGCAGCGGCACGTGCAGGACGCTCGCCACCACGTCAAGTGGCACGCCGCGCCCGCACATCATCACCGCCGCCGCCCTGCAAATCTCGTCCACCCGTCTCGCTTCCTTCCGAGCTTCGCCGTCGCTGAGCAATTCCGCGCTATTAACCGCATCTATCCGCTTCGCCTTAGCGAGTCTGTGCCGTGCTACTCCGGTGCTTTTCGACGCGAATCCCGGCTATGCTTCGCCCTTTCGGCGCTACGCAATGCCGCCGCTCTTCCGTGTTTCGCGTTGCCGTTGCGCGTCTGGTCGGTGCCATTCCGCAGCGCTTCACGTCACGGCAGGGCCCTGCTCATCTCTTGCTAATCGCTGCCATTCCATGCCACGCTCATCCAAAGCGCGTCTAGTCCTCGGCTCGCATATCTTTTTCCGTGCAGCGCAAGTCCGCGGCTAGTCTCTGCTGTTCCACGGCTGAGCTTTGCTAAGCGATTCCAAAGCACTTCCCAGCGTTTCTGACGCAGCGCTTATCCATGCTGCTCATTTCTTTTGCGCGTCGCGTCACAGCTCCTCGATGCCTATGCAGCACATCGCCTTTCAACGCCTTCGCGTATGCGTGGCAGTGCAGTTCCGTCGCCTGTCGTATCAATGCCCTTGCTTCTCTATGCACTTGCTTTTTCGCGCCGCGCTTTTCTGCGCCTATGCACGTCCTTTGGCCGCTAAGCCCACGCAGTGCAGGGCAACCCCAGCCATGCCAATGCCTTTCTTCGCTCCGCCATCGCCACGCGTAGCCGTTCTTCGCCGTCGCAATTTCTCGCTTTGTCGAGCCTTTCCATCGCAGAGCACAGCCTTGCCGCTGCTGAGCGCATCTGTGCCACAGCGGCGCAATGCAAGTCAGAGCTCATTCATTACTTCGCGTTTCGAGTCCTAGCAATTCCATAGCGTTCCATCGCCCCACCCTGCCATGCTCTTGCGCGTCTGCTCGATGCACACCGATGCAATTCCTTTGCAATTCGCGTCACTGCCATTCTGCAGCTTCTCTTTGCTATCATCAGCGCATCAATCGCACATCTATGCGGGACGAATCGTTTCAGTCGCTGAGCTGCGCTCTGCTTTGCTCCTCCTCTGCCGAGCGGTTCTGTGCAATGCCGCTGCCGTTGTGAGCCATTCCGCTGCCTATGCGCCGTAGCTCTTCGTGGGCTTCACGACCTCCCACTCGAACGTCCCCTTTCCGCTGTTGCGCCACTGGCACAGTCCGCGAAGGCGTCCGTAGCTCAGGCACTCCTTGACCATCGGCAGGAGCGTCTTGTCCAGCAGGATGATGCCGAATTCGAGGTGGCTTCCAGCGGGAACCGTCTCGCTTGACGCGAGGGCCACACGCTCGCCCATGGGCGTGGATGCGCGCAGGGGTCGCTCGCACGTGGGTCCGACGTGTGCGGGCGTGCCGTCCTCGGCCAGCCACGGGATACGGCGCTGGTCGATAAAGATAAGACCGTCGATGGCCTGCTTGTAGGCGCGCACCTTCGCGCACTCGCTACCGCGTACCTTCTTCATCATCTTCGCGGCATCTTTAAAGAAGCCTTTGAGCTGGTAGTCGTAGAGGAATGGAACGTCGTTATCATCGCCCACGGTCATGCGCGGGAAGACGGTTCGGCCCTTCTCGTCCACGGCCTGCACGCCGAGCGCCGCGACCTCCTCCTCCGTGCTCTTCGCGTCTGGTGCCTTGCTCGCGATGTAGTCGCGGTGCAGCTCTTTGTTGGCGGAGCTGGTGCCCAGCGCTTCCTCCGTGATCGTGAGGCGCACGCGGAGCTTGAGCGCGCCCATTCCCTCAGACTCTTCGTCGGTGACAATGCTTTTAGTTGCCATTTTTAACTTCTCCCATGCCTTGTGGACAGCCCCGCATGTGACGTTCACCCAGCTTGCGACAACATCATGTACAAGTTTGAGGATACGGCGCGCGGCCATGCAAGCGTTCTGGTGAGCGCCACGCGCGAGGTTGTCCGTTGTTGTTAGACCGTTAGTTGTTCCTTGTTGCCCGCTCGTTCGTCGGGTACGTTGGCTGCGTCCTGACCCACTCGTCTATATCGTCGGTGTTGCAGACGTACCTAGCGTTCTTGCATTCGGTTCCGAGTCGGTATGCCTTGAAACCGCCTTGTGCGAGTGCGCTCCTGACTCTGCCTGTCCCGCAGTTGAGGTACTTCTCGACCTCGTGAAGGCTGATCCAGCGCCCCATCACATGCCGCCGAGCCCAGATACCCTATCGCCGCAGTCATTGAGTCCGACCAGCGCCGTGAGCATGAACGCAATGCCGAGGAACACGAGGAACGATATGAACGGGTGCTTGTTCGCAAAATCGTCTATGCGCACGCCGAGTGTGTAATAGCTTTCGTTGCAATGGCAACACTGCCTGTTCGGATGCGGTAAAATATGCCTTGGCATCCCCATCCTCCTCCCATGCCACGTGCCCTCGGGCGTCCGCTACCGTCTGAGGGCACAACCTTTTAGACCGTGCCTTAGTTCATGCGCTCCTTGTTTTCGAACACTTGCGGTACAATCTCTTCTGACATATGGCTCCTTTCATGTGTCGTTCCAGTCACTCGCCGTCACGGGTGGCTGGCTTTTTATTACTCCGATACGTGAAACTATTTCACCAAATTAGAGAAGATAACAGACTCATACGCCTGACCGAGAGCCTTGCATATCGTCCTGGCTTGCTTAATCGTGATGTTGCTTGGATCTCGCTCAATCTGGGCATAACGAGAGCGAGTGACGCCGAGCGCCTTAGCAAGGTCCTCTTGCTTCAATCCGGCTTCGATACGGCACTCTAGCAGCGTTTTCTGTCCCAAGCGCACACCTCCCTCTTAACAATCAAATAACGTCCTCATTGACGGTTCTTCTTGTGAGGGCCGACAACATGCCGATTGCAGGCGCACCAGGTTCCACCTGTTCGCGTCAAATCGGGTTATTCCGTTGTTAAGGTCCGCGCCCCCTCGGGGCAAACCCAATGTTATTTAACTTCACGTCCAAACGCAAGCGAGAATCACGGATAATGTGAATTAAATTTTGGCTGTCGAACGGAGTCGGTATGAGTAGCACGGGTGAAAACATTTCTCGGCTTAGGTTGTTGTCTGGAATGACACAAGACGATTTCGCAATGATAGCAGGGGTTACGAGGAGCGCAGTTGCCCAGTGGGAGCGCGGTTTCTCTGAACCACGAATGGGCGCGATACAGAAGTTGTCGGATTACTTTCACGTTCCGAAGGCATGGATCATAGAGGACGGAGGTATGAGCGGCGTTAGTGTCGTTGCAGGCGTCATGGTGAAGTCCGCGCAAGCCACACTAACACAAGACGAAAACGCGCTAATGAGTCTCTATCGCTCGATGTCAAAAGATGGCCGCACCGCGCTCCTTGCAGCGGCAAGCGGTATAGCGAAGGCGTACCCGTTAGATCTTGCTAACGGCGTAGCCGACGGCTCGGGCCAGATTGTATAGGTTAACCATGGCAAGGAATAACTCAGGCTCCAAGCGCGAGGTAAGGCCCGGCGTCTGGCAGGTTCGCGTGTCGGCGGGATACTCGCACGACGGCAAGCAGCGCCGCGTGTCGAGGACGGTTCACGGGAGCGAGCGAGACGCGGACGCGGCCATATCGGCGCTTGTCGAGGATATGGGCAAGTCATCCACCGTCGGTGACCCAATGACGCTCGATGAGTATTTCTGGGACTTCTTCATACCTGGGCGCGAGACAACATCGACGCACAAGAACGTCGTGTCCCATCGGAGCAACTACCGCGCCCACATATCCGAGTGGTTCGGTTCGCGAGACATAGGCTCCATAACGAACCGCGACGTGCAGAGGTGGGTGGACGGACTGCCGCCGCAGTCCGCGCCGAACTACGTGAGGACACTCAGGGCCGTTCTCAACCAGGCCGCGTTCGACCACTTCATAGATAGGTCACCCATGGACGGCTACAGGTTCAGGATGCCGCGCGGCAGGAACACGGCCCCGCTCCCCGTCTGGGGGCCGCGCGAGGTGGCGGACGCGCTTTCGCGCGACTCATTCAGGGAGTCTAGGCTTTTCGCGCTGTGGTGCGTCATGGCTGGGGCAGGGCTATCGAGGTCAGAGGGTCTAGCGCTTGACTGGGAGTCTCTTGACTGGCACGAGGGCGAGGACGGGACGTTCTGCACGATCAGGATAGACGCGGCGTGGACGGAGGAGGACGGACTAAAGGAGCCTAAGAACTCGCGGCGCTATCGCGCGGTCCCGCTGCCGCCCGCGTTCGCGGTTCCGATGCGCTCCGTCGCGTCAAGCGGACCGATATGCCAGTCGGTCCACAACGGGCGCGAGACTGGGCGCAGGATCAGCGCTTCTTACGTCCCTAAGATATGGCGCTCGCTGTTCAGAGACGGAGGGCCGCTAGACGGCCTGCCGTTCGTGACGCTGGGCAGGATGCGTGCGACCTACTCGACCATGATGCAGGCGGCTGGCGTCTCAGAAAGCGTCATAAACGCGATGCAGGGCCGTTCCGAGAACTCGGCTGTGCTCTACAGCAATTACCTCAACCCGCTCTCTGAAACGTTCCTGAGCGCTTCCAGGGCGATGCAGGACGGATTCGGAGCATAGAACTAGGGCCGCTCCCCGCATTTGGGGAACGGCCCATACAAAACGTTGCGTTGTTCTAACTTTTTGTTAGCGCAAGTCGCTATACTCGCGGCGCTTCGCCACGTCTCCTACCAGATCGCTTCCTTGTCGTTTTCGGACGCCCAAATGAACTCAACGTTGTGGCCGTTGTCAGATAGGCACTGCCACACCTCGCGCTGAACCGCGTTGTGGAAACCTGAGCTCCTGCCGTCCGGACGCAGTCGAGAGTGTCCGTCCCTGTTGTGGAACATGACCAGCTTCACGGGGTCGAGGGTCTTGCCGTTGTGCTCCTCTATCCTGTCCACAATGTCCAGAACCCTATCGACCTCTGAGTCGTGTGCCTTCAGCTCCGCGTCCATCCACTTCCAGGCGAACTCCGGCGGGTCGAACGGCTGCAACGGGCGCTCCCAGCGCTTAACGGTCGTGACGTTAATCTCAAGGTTGTTGGCAACCTCCTGCTGCGTCCAGCCGACGTACTCGCGGCACGCCCTAAAGTCCGCACCAGTGGTGCCGTGATTCAGAATGTCCATCCCTAGACCTCCAATGCCCTAATCATACCGTCCGTGTCCAGCTTCTCGGGCCTGTCCATGTCGGGCGTCTTGACGTAACCGTAACCATATCGCGGAAGCGGCCCTATGTACTCCGACATTCCAGCCCCGAGGACGAATCTAGCCCGCGACATATCATCGAGACGCAGAACGACCTTGTTCGTCATGTTGTCGCGGATCTCGTTCGGGACGTTCTGGCGGGTCGGGACCTGGGTGCAGAGTATCATGAACACCTTTGCGGCCCTGCCCATCATGCCGATGTTCCCAAGAAGTTCCGCATACGCCTTCTTGTGGCGCCTGTCGTTCATGAGGGCACCCATCTCGTCCACGACAACGTAGATAGGCATACCGTCCCACTCCTTGATGTGCTTTGCCTTCATCTTGTCGAACCGCATCATCATCATCGTGTGGGCGTACATGATCGCGTCGTAGAAGTCTGCCGGAGTGTCGGCGTACTTTAGGACGTCAACCCCGTCTGCCGGAGCGTAGTCCCAAAGCTCCGTCCTCTTCGGGTCTAGCATGACGAACTGAGCGTCGTGCCGCTCCATCATCTTGTCTATCATCGCGTTTTCCAGGTACGACTTTCCTGCACCCGTAGTCCCAACAATGAGCGTGTGTTGAAGCATTTCCTAGTCCTCCCTTGCGGGGAGGGCTCCGCGCCCTCCCCAGACGTTCCTACTGTTAGGCACGAACAGCGTGGCCGCTGCCAACGCTCCTGCCGTCGCGACGTCCGCTGCCGTAGGACGAACCGCGTCCGTGGTATGCGTAGTGCGCCGTCGAATGGGAAAGATGCAGCTCCTCGCGCTCGTACTTCTTGACCGCCTCGGGCTTGACCAGCATGATCGCGCACCCAGCGTCGCGCTCGGTCTGCTTGCGAAACGCATCGTCTATGCCCTCGGCGAACCCGTCCAGGTACTCGCCACGGTGCTCCCTCGCGTTCCACTCGTAGCCGTAGAGCGCCATGCACTCCTTGGCCTTCACGCGATAGTCGGCCCAGCAGTTCTTTGCCGCCCCTACCAGCGCGGCGAACAGATGACCAGCGTTCTTCGCATCGTCCCCGGCCCCGTAGAAAACGACCTGTTGGTTCTTGCACCAGCGAGACTTGCTCGTGTAGACCCCGCACCTAAAGTTCTTGGAGACTGTGCAAGCTATACGCGCCTCCCAGCCGTGTACTGGCCTGCCGTCGTGCGCTGTGTACTCGCCTACCTTTTCGTCCTCGTCACTCGCCGCGCCCTCGCTTACCTCGTGCATCGTGAGGTTGTTCTTTGCAAGGAGCCGTTGCAGGGCGAGACTCGCCGCCGCCGCCTCCTCGGGCGTTGCCGCCCCGTTCACCATTGCTATTAGCTTCTCCGCCTTGTTGATGGCTTCCTCGCGGGTCATAGTCGCGCCGTCCTTCCTGGCAACCGTCGTTGCCAACGCCCAACGTCTCAATGTGGCGGGACTTTTGCGCGCCCGCCGTGCGCCTATGGCTAGGCAGTTATCTGCAACCTGCCCTGCTCGCCCTCGTGCTCGCCGTCCCCGGCGATTACTCCGCTAGTCCCGTACATGTCGCGTATCTTGTTCATGGAATAGTGGAACCTGCTGCGCTTGCCCTCACCAATGAACCAGCGCTTCTTACGCGACGCATACCTAGCGCCCATCTGCTTTAGCTCGTCCACGTGCTCCCACGTCCTGCCGCTGATCCAAATCCACGAACCGCAGATCTCAACGTCGAGGCCCATCTTGAGTAGCGTCACCACGATATCGGGGTAGTGCGCCGTGGCCCAGTCGGGTACGTCCTGCTTCTCGTCGGTGTAGACGCTGCCGCTCGCCGACGTGTGGATGTTGTAGTGGTGGGTCTTCAGATAGTCCCACTCGGCGTTAATCTCGGCCATGTCCTCGGTCGAGCCGCCGCAGTCGGGGTGGTGCTCCTTGACCAGGGCAAGGTACATCTTCTTGATCTGGTCGATTGGGGTAGTGTGGTCAACGCCACGGAACCATTTGACTTGCATTTGGGATACCTCCTTGCATCCGCTGTTGTCCACATTGTACTACGCTGTTGCTTAGTCCGTTGTCTTGTTTTATCAGCTTCACAAACGCTACACATCTGTTTAGTAGCATGATGGAAACGCGACGAACGGAGTGGTTATGAACACCTGCGACGCTATCCGCCACATGTTGGATAACTCGGGGCAGACGGCCTATAACGCATCTATCCAAATAGGTAGGCACAACTCTTATGTGTACAACACATTGAATCGCGGGTCTGATATGACGGCCTATGTGCTCTCGCAGGTCGCCCACGTCTGCGGGTACCGCCTAGTCCTGGAGGGCAGGGGCGAGAAGATCGTTATCGACGCGCCCGCCCCAGGCCCTCGCAAGCGCTAGAACCTACCAGAGAAGATATCGGACGCTATCCAACCCAGCCCGAACAGCGACGCGAAAACCATAGTGAACCAAAGCATTTGCAGCCTCCTACTTGCGAATGACTAGGTATCTGCTTCCCTCGTATACCTTCTCGCCGTCATCGGTCAAGACGTACCCGATATGGCTCGGGCTTCACCTTTGCCGTCTGTTCGGCGTCATCTACAACAGTGCTCGTGACGCACCTGCCGCGCCAGTTCGAATACTTGACAACGTCGCCGGTTCGAACCCTATCAATCGGCACTTCAATGCATTTGCCCAGGTCGCCTATCTGGTCTTGAATTGGCTGTGCCGCGTCTATATCGGCCACCATTTCCCAGAGCGGGTGGCTGTTCTGTTCTGGTCCGTCCCACGGCCCCAGCGTAACCGCGTAGTCTTCTCGCTCTTCGTCGCTGAGATCGTAGTAATCCCACTTCTCGATAATCTTGCCAGTCGCCACGTTCATGTATCGCGGCGCGTACCTGCCAACGATCCTCCAGTTGTCAATGACGTATAGGCCGTTATCGTCTCCAGCCGTCCAGTACTTGAACGGCTCAATGCCTATAGATAGGCCACCGCCGAAATAGTTCGCGACAACTTGGACGAACCGCGCCATGCCGTAGTCATCATCGCGGAAACCGCGAAGTTCGCAGTACTTGCAGAACGCCTCGATGGAGTCTCGCCCGCCGTTCCAGTGGAGATAAACGCCCAGCTCCATGTCCTTGTTCGTGACAAATGCCCTGTTTCCCATCTCACAACCCCCGTCTAGTCGATACCAGATGCCCGCGATTAGGCGCGCGGGCCGCGCCCTGGACTACTCGCCGATACCAGTTAGCGCCGCGAGGTAGTCCGCGCCCATCTCGGGCACCCAAAGCGTCGCGCCCTCGCGCTCAACCCTCGTTGGGCGTCCGTCCTTGACGTAGACGGTACCGCCCGCGTAGCCGTGGGCGTCCGCCCATGCGGGATGTGCGCACCACACGGCCCCGTCGATGGGGACCAGGCGCATTGCCCACTCGCCCGAATCGTCGCGGGTCCGGCGGGACTTGCACAGCGTGCCGTCAACGTCCCAGACCATGCGCGGGAAGCGCTTGTAGAGCTTGCCGCCGCGCGGCCCGCGCTCCGCCCTAACGCCCATGCCCCACGTGTAGGGCGTGAGCCTTGCCCTCGTGCCGCCTGCGAACGCCCTAGAGCGACGGCAAAAGCCCTTGACGTCCTCAACGTACGGTATCGTTCTAGCCATTGCTAAAGCCCCCTCAAAGCGTCGCAGATTGAGCACCAGAGATATTCGGGCATCGGGAATGCATCCGGCATCGTGCAAAGCGCCTGCGTGAGCGTCTGGAAATGGAGCCTGTTCGTTTCGGTAATCTCGCCGCCGATAACGTAGCGCCCTTGCATGTACCATCCGCCGTTTGCGTCCCGCCAAATCCAGACGTTTCCAGCCACGTCCTCGTATCGCGTCTCGCCGCGCCACACATCGACAACAGGGCGGCTATCGTCGGGGTTGTCGGTATAGTCAAAGTACACCCCGAGTTGCTGTTGCTCTTCCCACCATTCGCAGTAATCGCGCGTATTCTTGCTAGTCGTGAGCGCGTCAACCATTGCGCGCCACTCTTTGGCCGTCTCGCCTGTTGCGTAGGTCATTCTGAATCCCCTTAGAATCCGCTGTTGAACAGGTCCCGCGTACAAGGCGCACGGGTGCGCTCCGTGGACGTGGCTACAAATCGCCGTCGTTCACGTACTCTATGAATCGGTCTACCGCCTCGCGCGTCGCGTCCACGTCGCCGCGCGATTTTGCGTCCGCGATATCCTGCAGCAGAAACCACCCGTCGCCGTCGTAGCACGGTTCGAACGCCTCATCGTCGATATCGCACCACTTGTTCACGTCGTAGCTCAGGCAATCGTCAGGAGCCATACCGCCGCCACGATACAGGACGGTTTCGCCCGCGTCCCGTTCGGTGCTCATTGATACGAGCGTCTCCAAATCGTCCACAGTATCGCAGAACGCCGCGCCCTTGTGGCCGGAAACCGTGTAATAGCCCTCGCCCTGCCAACTCTTTGCCGCGTTGCTGTTCATAGTCTGCATGGTTGCCCCAATCGTCCTAGCGTCCGTAGACAATCGCACGTGCTCCATAGTCGCGCGCTTCTGAAAGCGTCGCGCTAAGCTCGTTGCCGAAGAACGGCCCTTGTCGAAGAATCTCGCGTATCGCGCCGAACAGGTGCCATTCCTCGCCAGACGCTTCGGTGTACTCCCCAGTATCGACGTCGAACCCGCACGCAACCCAAATCCACCCGTCTCCGGCAAAGTAGAGGTCTGCGCTAACGTCTCCATCGAACGCGCGAATTATTATCGAGGGCGCGTCTCTAGGCGCGATGCCGAGGTCGTTCCACTCTCCGCAGTCGTACAGTGCCCCAGCCGTCGTGCATGCGATGCCATGAGCGGCGAGAAATTCAAAAGTCGGAGCGTCCGCGGCACTGAGCTTGCACGGGAAAGTCTTTTTGATAGTCATTTCAGAAACCCCCAAACGGTTCTGCTTGCTTTGGCGTTTTCGGTGGGTATCGGGCTCATTGACCGATACCAGAGAGTTTTGGCCTTACGCCACGTCCGCGAGGTACTCGCTTGCGTAGTAGTCGAAGAGTGCTTGCGCCTGTTCGTCGTAGTCCAGGGTGTCGAACTCTTCGGATTCAACAGCGTCGATAATCTGCTGTTCGTCCCACTCTTCCTGTAGCCTGTTGAATTCGTAATCGGTGAGCATCTTTGTACCTCTTCTTTCTGGTTGCCGTTGCAACCTCTTGTGTTTTGGGAACCTCTTTGTCTGTTCCCTCTTGACAACATATATACTACTCCATTGCTCAACTGTGTCAAGCGAGAATCTGAGATTTTTTAAAGTGATATGTTATATAACGTATGCGTCATGTGGTCCAGGGTACCAGGATGTGCTAACAGAATGTTTGTTTGCACTGCATGAATGTTTGTATGGTTCAAATGGTAGTGAGTGGGTGGGAATTAACGTATTTTTACCTATTCAAATAGGTTAATTAGGACATTGTACTTGTAGTACATATGCGGCTGTGACCTGCTGTTATGTTGTTGCTAGTAGTGCTTAGCATGTGTTTGCATGCATGCATCTATCAGGCAACATTACATAACACCTATTATCAGAGTATCAATATTTATATTGTCGCAGGTAGATAGCCTGTTGGCGTTTTAGCTATAGGCCCATGCGATAGCGTCAAGCCATTGCCCCTACCCCATGGGGGACCCGTGAGGGCAAGCGCCAGCAAGGCCGGGAATGTCCCTCGACCAGAAAATCCCAAAAAGCCCCTCTGTGAAACATCTGTGTTTCACAAGCCCAAATAAAAGTTTCACATCATAGCACTGTATGTAGTACAATGCAAGCGTTGCGTAAGCAGAAATCAGGTCGGACAAGGACAGGGCAGGGAGGGAAAAGCGCCCCAGTCGATGCCTCTCCCCTTCTCTGACTCATAAATGTTTGAACCTTTTCCTCACGCGTCGGGCGTCGGACACCGACGCCCTAACACACACATAGACTCGGTTCAAAACACTCGGTTCTTGACTCGGTTCCTATAGGGAGTGAACCGAGGGACCGAGTACCGAGTGCGTTGCTCCGCCTGGGTGTGGTAACTGGTTCTCGCTAGAGCTCGAACCTAGTTACCTTACACCCTAGGCTGCGCGGGAAGCCCCGTTTCCTAGGGGCCAAGTACCGTTCGTCCGGCAGCAAAAATTTTTCTCGCAACTGCAAAGACGGAAGAAGATTTGTGGAGAACCCATGGAGGTGATACATGCCCATACAGAAGCAGGGGCAGGGACGGCAGAGCCCTGCGGCCAACCGCGACGAGCAGGTCGGGTACTTCAAGCACCAGGCGCGCATAGAGCAGATCGGGAGGACGCCCGTCAGGCTCGATGACCCAGCGGCGGTACGTGGCCGTTTCGACACGTTCCTCGCAGCGTGCGCGGAGTCGGGCGTAAAGCCCACAGTGCCCGGGCTCGCCCTCGCGCTCGGGGTGTCGGTCGGGGAGCTTGCGGCGAGCGGCAGCGCCGAGGTGTCTAGGTGCAGGCGCGTCATAGAGGACGTTACGGCACAGATGCTCATGGACGGAAGGATCCCGCAGGCACCAGGCATATTCCTGTTGAAGAACTGGTTCGGCTACAGGGACCAGAGCGAGGTTTCGCTGCTTTCAGAGAGGGCGTCGAGCACGCCGGAGGAGATTGCGCTCAGATATGCAAACGTCGAACTTGTTGACGATGGTGGGGAGACGCGCGGCAGAGGGGGACGTAGGCGCGGCAGAGGACGCGCTCTCCCTGATAGTGCAGGGAAAGAGGGATGACGAGTCCAAGGCCGTCGCAAAGAAGGTGCGCGAGGTCGCGTTCTACGGCGTCTCCAAGCGCGGAGAGAGGGACCGCGACAGGTGGTACCGCGTCTGGGAGGGCGTGCTCCGCTGGCAGGCGTTCGACGACTTCGAGTGCTACATGGAGTACTTGGAGCTCAACAGGCCACCAGAGGAGCGGTTCTGGATACCGAGGAGACGATGCCTTAAGCGCGTCGCCGACGCCTTGCAGGAGCTCTCAGACGGAAAGCTGGACGAGCTGATACTCAACCTGCCACCGCGAGTCGGGAAGTCCACGATCGTGTGCTACTGGCTCTCGTGGGACGCTGGCAGGAACCCAGAGAAGTCGCACCTCTACACCTCGTACTCCTCCCCCGTCACCAAGGCGTTCTACACGGGCCTGTTGGAGGTCATGAAGGACCCCGTGACGTACCGCTGGGGCGAGGTGTTCCCGAACGCACCCGTCGTTGGCACCGACGCGAACGACGAGACGATAAACCTAGGGCGCAAGAAGCGCTACGCATCAATCACGTGCCGCTCTATCGACGGAACGCTGAACGGAGCGTGCGACGCCTCTGGTGCCATGGTCGGGGACGATCTCTGTTCTGGCATCGAGGAGGCCAAGAACCCGCTGCGATTGGAGAACCTGAACGGCAAGGTCAACAACGACTGGCTGTCTAGGCGCAAGCAGGGGTGCCCCGTCGTGTGGATGGGCACGAGGTGGTCCCTCGGCGACCCGATGGGCGTGCGAGAGACGCTTCTGCGCGAGGACAAGAAGTTCTCGTCCGTCAGGTGGAAGAAGATCGCGATACCCGCGCTCGACAGGCACGACCAATCCAACTTCTCGATGCCCTACGGCGTGGGGTTCTCTAGGGCCGACTACCAGCGCGTGAGGGCGCAGTTCGAGCGTCAGGACGATGTGGCCTCGTGGCTCGCGATGTACCAGCAGAGCCCGATAGAGCGCCACGGTGCCGTGTTCGACCAGTCTGAGCTGAGGACGTTCTCGGGTGACGTGCCAAAGGGCCGCGCGTTCATGGCCGTTGATCCCGCGTTCGGCGGCGGCGACTTCACGGCCTCCCCCGTTTGTATCGACACAGGCACCGACGTGTACGTGCCGGCGGTCGTGTTCAGCGACAAGGAGAAGGACGTGACGCTCCCGATGCTCGCTAGGGCCGTCGCGAAGTGGCACGTCGAGACGGTCCAGTTCGAGGCGTCGAAGATGCTCCAATCGTACGTTGACGAGTTCAAGGACATGCTGCGCAGGAACGGCATAAGGACAACTGTCCTCACCAAGCCCGCAGACACCCGCCAGAGCAAGGACGAGCGCATAGTCGGGAAGGCCCCCGACATACGCCAGAACTTCGTGTTCCTCGACCGCGACCAGCGCGACAGGGACTACGAGAGGTTCATGGAGCAGGTCTGCGCGTTCACGTCGCAGGCCAAGGTGAAGCACGACGACGCGCCCGACTCCCTCGCGATGGCGGCCGGCATGGTCTACCACTGGGAGGACAACAAGGCGTTCGCGTTCAGGAGACCGTTCTAAGGAGGGACGTTTGGAAAGCAGGCAGCTCAACGGCAGGTCCGCGCTGTACACAGACGCCGAGGAGGTGACGGCGCAGAACGTACAAGACGTGATAGAAGGCGTCTCTGGCAAGTGGAACGGAAACCAGGGCGACATATCGTACCTCTACGACTACTACAGGGGCATACAGCCAATCCTCGACAGGACAAAGACGTACAACAAGGAGATCTGCAACAAGGTCGTGGAGAACAGGGCCAAGGAGATCTCCGACTTCAAGACGGGGTACCTACTCAGCGCGCCGATACAGTACATCGACGCGAGGGCCAACGACTCCACGGAGACGATGGAGAACTCCGACATAGCGCGTCTCATGGAGTGGATGCGCTCGGAGGGCAAGGACGCCTCCGACATGGAGGTCGCGTTCTGGCAGTCCGTGTGCGGCACGGCCTACAGGATGGTGAGCCCGCGTGACGGGTGGACGAGCGCCGACGCCACGTCTCCGTTCCAGATCATCGTCCTCGACCCGCGCTACACGTATGTGGTCTACTCGTCCTCGCCCGACCACCGACCAATGCTCGGCGTCACGTACTACGAGGACAAGGACGGCAACAGGACAACGTACGCTTACACCGATACGTCGGTGTTCGTCATCGACAAGGACGGCAACGTATCTACCGAGTCTCACCAGATGGGGCGAATGCCAATCGTGGAGTACCCGTCTGGGCCGACGCGGCTCGGCGACTTCGAGCCCGTGGTCCCTATGCTCGATGCCATCAACACGACGCAATCGAGCCGAATCGACGGCGTTGAGCAGTTCGTGCAGGCGATCATGGTCCTAGAGGGCATGGACCCGGGTGACTTGGAGCAGTTCCTCACCGACGTCAAGGAGATGGGCGCGTTCAGGATGCCCACGGGCGGCAAGGCGTCGTACCTCACGCTCGACATGGACCAGACCTCGACGCAGACCCTCGTAGACGGCATGTACAACGCGGTGCTAAAGATATGCGGCATGCCGAACCCGCACGCGGGCTACAACACGCAGGACACGGGAGCCGCCGTCATTCTCAGGGACGGGTGGAGCGCCACAGAGGCCGTGGCGTCTCGCACGGAGACGTGGTTCAAGCGCTCGGAGCGCGCGTTCCTCGACATGGCGATAGACTTCTGCGACATAGTTGGTGGGCTCCACTTGGAACACAGGGACGTGGGCATCATGTTCCCGCGCCGCAACTACACCAACGACTCGGCGAACGTCGACAACCTCGTCAAGCTGCTCTCTCTCGACTGGATCTCGCCTGAGCAGGCGTTCGAGCACAGCAACATGTTCCCCGACCCGCACAGCGAGTTCCTGCGGGCCAAGGCGTGGCACGACGAGCAGGAGACCAGGGACGTTACCTCTCTCGCAGACGTGAACGCAGGGCGCGAGGAGTACGCATCGTCATGGAAGGAGACGGATGATGGCGGCGAAGAGCAGCAGCAGCAACAGGGAGCTATCGGAGAGGATGGACGAGCTTCTTAGCAGCATCGACGCAATGTCGGAGCGCATGGACGAGCTCACCGAGTACATGAAGCGCATCGTTGTGGCGTTCTCCGACTACGATATCGGCGAGGACCCGTATGAGTAGGTCCGTCCTCGCGTTCGACAGGCTCAACAGGCTCGCCGACGCGACAACGGACCCGTTCTCGGCGACCGACAGAGAGATAGAGGTCTGCGCCCGCCTCATGGCCCGAAGGTTCTCGCGCCTGTCCGCGAGGTCGCAGACGAGCGATGACGCGAACGTGCTCATGATGATGGTGTGGCAGACCTACGAGGACGCATGGGAAGACTACAAAGAATGCCTTTCTGGCTCATACAGGGCGGCGTACAGGCTGGTTACTGGCAATGACGATAAATCACACGCGATTGCCGCGTTCGAGTCGTACGTCGCTTCCTACGCGCTCCCAGAGGGGTTCGTGCCAAAGTCTGAGTGGGAGCGCAAGCGCGCGAGGTGCCTAGAGTCAATCGTCGCCGACGCGATGGCAGGGATTTCAAGGAGGAAGTCAGTAGAGACTTCTAGGAACGTCACGGTCAGGCAGGCGAGACAGGGCGCGGACGACATGACCATCCTCGGGATGCACGACGCCTACAAGGACAGCGGCGTGGACAGGGTTAGGTTCGTGACGCAGCGCGACGGTCGCGTGTGCCCGGATTGCAGGGCCCTCGACGGGAACGTGTACGAGCTCGGGAAGCAGCCCGCGATACCACTCCACCACAATTGCAGGTGCTTCTACGTTCCTGTAGTCGATAAATCTTAGTTTTACCAGCTAAAAGGCTATATTTTTTCACAACGCATGATATAATGTCGTATGATGTTATATCTGGCAGTGAAGCCATAGAAACGCGGGGCGCTGAGTGAACAGCGCCCCTTTTTTATAAGTCAAACGCGGCAGGCCCAGTGAAGAGCCGAAGACGGAAACCAAACGCAAGGGAAGGAACAGAAGAATGCCGAAGATCGACACGTCCTCAATCGAGGGATACGACTCCATGACCGCAGAGGAGAAGCTGGCGGCGCTCGAATCGTTCGAGTACGCCGACAACTCCGACGAGCTCAGCAAGTACAAGAGCGCAGTCTCCAAGGCCAACTCCGAGGCGGCGGAGTACAAGCGTCAGCTCAAGGACGCGAACTCCAAGATCCAGCAGGCAGAGCAGAAGGGCAAGGAGGGACAGACGGAGGCCGAGAAGCAGATCGAGGCCATGCGCAAGCAGCTCGACGAGATGAAGCGCGACAAGTCCGTCTCCGACTACACCTCCCGCCTCGTGTCAAACGGGTTCGGGTCCGACGCGGCTTCCAAGGCCGCTGTCGCGCTCGTTGACCACGACGCGGACGCATTCTTCGAGAGCCTTTCCAATTTCGTAGAGGAACACGACAAGAAGGTCCGTGCAGAGCTCGCGCAGCACTCAATCGCGCCTAAGGCTGGCCCGAAGGGTGACGGCGACTCTGGCATGACCAAGAAGAAGCTCATGGGAATGTCGCTGCTCGAACAGAACAGGTTCTCTATCGAGCACCCCGACGAGTACCGCGAGCTCATGTCCTAGTAGAAGGGAACACACATTGTCCACCATGCCTACCGATGCCTTTGGCGGGGTCGAGGGCTTTTCCAGCCAGTTTATCGAGACCCAGGTCAAGGACACGCGCAACTCCGCGCTCAACTACCAGAACCTCGTAACCGTTGACACCACGCTCGAAGCGAACCCCGGCGACACCTACCACGTCGACCGCATCATTCCCGCTGGCGACGCGGAGATCGTGGCCGAGGGCGCTGGGAACAAGAACAAGGTTACGACCACCACCGATCAGTTCGACTACACCGTCGCTACCGCGCAGGCGTGGTTCCAGTACACCGACGAGCGACTGCGCCGCACCCCTGATTCCGTTGCGGCCGGCATCGCGCGACTTGGCGTCGCACTCACCAACAAGATGAACACCGACATCGTTGGCGAGCTTGCGAAGTCAACCACCAAGCAGACCTCCAAGGCCCTCGACTTCGACGCCATCGTCGACGCACAGAACCTTCTCGACCTCGACACCTTCACCCAGGTTGGCGTCGCAGAGGGCCAGAACTCCGAGCAGGTCGTTGCCGATGGCACCATCCTCCTCGTTGGCAAGGTCCTCCGCGCCGCGATCCGAAAGGCGTGCAAGGACGAGCTCAAGTACGTCGAGTCGTTCGTGCGTCAGGGCTACATCGGAACCATCGCAGGCACCAACGTGTTCTACTCCAAGCTCATGGACGAGACCGCGTACAACTCCAAGGCGTTCCTGTTCAACAACCAGGCAGTCACCGTGTTCATGAAGGCGGCTCCCGAGGTCGAGGCGTACCAGAAGGGCAACCGTGCCGCATCCGACGCGAACACCCGCACCAACAACGTGTTCGCGCGCCAGACCTACGTCACGGCCCTCACCGACGCGACCAAGGCAGCGGTCATCACCATCGGAGCTGGTGCCTAATTACCACCAGGCGAGTGTCATATGTAAGGAGGTAGAGGGTGACCGACAACGAGAAGATAGAGATGCTTCTTGCGCTGTCCCACGAGGACGATAGGGGCGCAGCCGCGAACTACCTCCTTATGGCACGCAGCCGAATAATGCGGCGTCGCTACCCGTTCGGCGTCAAGGACGATACAGAGATGCCGAGCGAGTACGACGAGCTACAAGTCGAGCTTGCGAACGTGATGTGGGCAAGGGAGGGCGCAGAGGGAGAGAGCTCGCACACCGAGGGCAGCGTGAAGCGCGTGTACTCGGATGACGAGCAGCTTCTTTCACGCGTCCTCCCCTACGTCGGGTTCCGCGAGGTGGGCGCATGAGGATGCTCAGGCGCAACATGCGACCGTTCTGGTACTGCACGTATGAGGGCCACTCAACGATCGTGGACGATGACGGCTACGACACTGGCGAGCCCACCGTCACGTATGCGAGCCCAGTCAAGGTTATGGGCAACGTTGGAGCGGCGTCTGGGAACTCCGAGGTCGAGCAGTTCGGCGTCGGGGTCTCCTACGACAAGGTGATAATTCTCGCGGGGACCGACTGGCCGATAGACGAGAGGACGCTCCTGTTCCTCGACGCGGAACCGCCAAAGGAGTTTGACCCGTCGAGCGTCGCGGCAGACTACGCGGTCGTTAGGGTGTCGAAGAGCATCACGCAGACCTCGATTGCCGCAAAGAGGCTCCGCGATGGCCAGTAGCGCGAGGATATACGGCATGAACGCCCTGAAAAGGGCGCTCTCGCCGTCAATCGTCGACAGGTACGTGAACGACGGAATGCTCCACCTGTTCATAGAGGCCCTTCTCTCAGACGTTCCAGCGGTCATGCAACAGGGGCTACGGTACGCGATAGGCCAGTACTCTGGTGCAGCGACCGCAGACGTTCGCGTCGTTTGGGACGGTGACACGTCGTGCAGGATAGTCGCGAGCGGCCAGAACATCCTGTTTGTCGAGTTCGGCTCAGGAATCACCTACCCAAGCACACCGAACGCGACGGAGAACGGGTTCGGCCCCCTCACGTGGTCCAGAACGCACAAGAACGCATTGCAGAAGAGCGCAGACGGCGCGTCGTGGATTTACAAGGGCGACCAGGGCGGTGACGCCACCGAGGTAAAGACCAAGGGCGGCAAGGTCAGGAGCGGGCTCTATTGGACGCACGGAAACCGCGCCGCAGGTGCCACCTACTTTGGCGTTAAGGAGCTTCACAACAACGTCGAGTCGGCTGCGAGGGCCGTGTTTGGGGGTCGGTGATGGATGTAGAGAGCTACGTGTACAGCACCGTCACCAAGGCTGCTAAGGCCAAGTTCCCGACGCTCACAACGGCGTCGTGGACCGACGTTGTAGAGCCTAAGTTCCCGTTCGCGCTCGTTCAGCAGACAGACGATTTCGACGTTCGGTCAACGCTCAACTCAACACACTCGAACGAGGCGCGACACGTCACGTTCGAGGTAAACGTCTATAGCGACAAGGCCAGGGGCCGCAAGGCAGAGGCCAAGTCCATCTCATCCTACATAGCCCTCGTGTTCAAGTCGCTCGGATTCGTCGAGACGGCGGGCGGAAGCCCGATAGACCTCACGGACGAGCAGAACAGGCACCTCGCCCGCTACATGTGCAGGTTCGAGGCGAGCGTTCAGGGCGGACAGATATTCAACCCATAGAAAGGCGGTTTGCTTTGCTTACAGCAGGAACCTTCCTCATGTACGAGGACACCAACGGAAAGTACACCTTCGGAGACTCCGGCAGCTCCTCTACCAAGTGGAACATCCTCGTCGACATTACCGAGTACCCCGACCTCGACTCTGAGGCGAAGTCTGAGGACAACACCACGCTGTCCTGCCAGCAGCACACCTACGAGCCTGGTCTCCCCGACAACAGCGGCTCCATGGCGTTCAAGTGCAACTACAACGACGATGACTACGATCGCGTCACCAAGCTTAAGGACAAGATCCTTCACATGGCCGTCGTGTTCGGCGGCACCCCGCAGGCAGACGGCGTTTCCATCATCCCGACCGGCGGCAAGATCGTGTCCGAGTTCAACGCACGCACCCTGTACCGCCGTCTCTCCGGCGGCGCTGGCGACCGCCGCACCGCAGAGGTCGACGTGTACCAGACCACGGACGCAAAGACCTACCCCACCGGGGCGTAAGTCTTTGGAAATGGCATAGGAGAAGGCAGAGAGGAAAGAGCACATGGCACAGAGCATCAAGTTCACCGACCCTAAGACCGACACCGAGTACACCCTCGAATACGACCGAGACTCCGTGCGCTTCGCAGAGGACCTTGGCATCAACATCGTCGAGCTCGTTCGCGGGAAGGTGAAGCCCGCGACGCTCTGGACGCAGCTCTTCTACTCTGCCCTCCACAAGAACCATCCGACCATCACGCAGGAAGAGTCCGATGACATTTGGACCCGCGTCACCAACAAGGCCGACGTTGCCGAGGCGCTTGAGGGAATGATCGCCGAGCCCTACGAGCTCATGCTCTCCGAGGGCGAGGGGGCAGACCCAAAAAACGCGGTGACCATCAAGCTCCCGCAGAAGGGCAAGACGGTCGTGAAGTAGACACGTCGCACTTCTACACCAACGCCTTCGAGAAGGCTCTCCCCTACTACCTCTCGATAGGCATGACGTGGGAAATGTTCTGGCACGGAGACCCAAGCGCGGTCCGCTTCTTTCGGGAAGCGGACCGTCTTTCTGTAAAGAGGGCCGATTACCTCGCGTGGCTCAACGGCCTGTACGTGTACGACGCGCTCTGCGCGACCGCCCCGATCATAAACGCGCTCTCCGACGCAAAGAGGCCCGCCGATTACAACAGCGAGCCATACACGGACGCAGCGGAGCGCAAGGAGCGGGAGAAGACGCTGGAAGCGCGCTTGGAGAACGGCAAGCGCGTAGCGGAGCACATCGCGGCGATGGTCGACGCATTCAAGGCAAGACACGAGACGCAAGGAGGTGACAACGACGAGTGACGTTAGCGTGGACTCCGTGTCCATAAAGATTGTCGTAGACGCCGACGCCGAGAAGGCGAGGAGCGAGCTGCAATCCGCGAGCTCTGCGGCAGACAGCCTGAGCAAGCACGTCGAGTCACTGAGCGCGGCGTTCTCGAAGATGCAAAGCGCGGGCGGTGACAAGCTCGAATCAATCGCAAAGGGGTTTGCCGACATTAACGGCTCCCTCGCGGACATAAGCAAGGCTGGACGTGGCCTGTCGAGCCTTGCGAGCGGAATGGAGAAGCTCTCCGGCGTATCGGACGAGAACATCGAGGGCGCAGGCCGTGCAATCAGGTCACTTGGAGAGGGAATCGGTGGCCTAGAGTCAATCGACCCAGAGAAGCTCAACTCGCTCTCAACGGCCCTGTCTCGCCTCCCGTCAGCGCTTAGCACAATGGGCGGCTCCAACCTCGGAGACATGGATTCCTTGAAGTCCAAGCTCGACTCCATCGCCGAAGCTGGCGAGAAGGCGTCGAAGATCGGCAACGGAATCGGCAGTCTCGGAAGCGGTCTAAAGAACATACCGATTGGCCTTGGGCTGATGGGTTCGCGCGACTGGTCCTCAGAGATTGAGTCGCTGGGCAACGTGCTCAGCTCGATAGTCGAAGAGCTAAAGGTTTTCGACGAGGGCGCTCAGGCTGCGGCACGCGGAGTTGAGTCGTTCGCCACTGGCATAAGCCGTCTGGCGAAGGCATCGGACGTAAACGACCTTGCCGACAAGCTAAAGCAGGTTTCCTCCGCAGCCAAGGAGTTCGTGCAGGACCTCAACGGATCTCTGTCGGACGCCGAGGTCGAGAAGTTCGCACGCATCGCAGACGCGATAGACAAGGTTACGAGTTCATACAGGAGCCTGAACCAGGCGAAGAAGGCGGCTCAGGGAGCCGTAAAGGAGCAGAGCAAGCCGCAGCAGGCGCAGGGCCAGTCTGCGTTCTCTAGGGTTGCGTCTGGCATGCGCGCCGTCAATGGGGCATTCAACCTCACCGGCAACCTCGCGAGAATCGGACAGTACGCTTTCAACTCCATGAACGCAGGAGCAAGGCGATACCTCGCGACGATGTGGCAGGTTGTGTCGCTCCCCTTCCAGCGAGTCGTAAGCGGACTGAACGCGATCTCGCACGCATCGAGCAAGCTCGGTAGGATGGCCTTCACGGCAGTGTTCTACAACGGCCTGTTCAAGGGCCTGAACGCGATGATCGAGGGCATCCAGGGCGGCATTCAGAACCTCTACCAATGGGCGCTCGTCACTGGCGACGGGTTCGCAACGTCCATGGACAGCATGGCATCGTCCGTGCAGTACTTCAAGAACTCGGTGGGCGCGGCTGCGGGAAGTCTCGTAAGCTCGTTCGCACCAGCCCTGAGCAGGCTCATAGACTATGCCGTCTCCGCGTTCAACGCGGTTAACCAGCTGTTTGCGGCGCTCTCTGGATCCACGACGTGGCGCAAGGCCGTCAAGGTTCAGAAGCAGTTCGCAGACGCGGCGGACGGTGCTGGCAAGGCCCAGAAGGGCGCTGGCAAGGCCGCTAAGGACAACGCGAAGGCCACGGACGCCGCGACAAAGGCCGCAAAGGCATACGAGAACACCGTCCTCGGGTTCGACGAGCTCAACAAGCTCAACGACGTTAACGACACGTCTGGCGCTGGCAAGGGCAAGAGCCCAGGAGCGGGACGTGGCGGCTCTGGCGGCGGTGGCGGAGCTGGCGGCGGCGCTGGCTACGACGTGATGTTCGAGAACGCGAACATCGACGACATGTACAAGGACCTCGCCAAGACCGACGATTGGACGAAGCTCGGCAAGAGCATCGCTGACGCGATCAACGGCTGGGAGAAGTCAATCGACTGGGACCGCATTGATAAGGTCGCAGAGACGTGGTCTAAGCGCGTATGGACCGCCTTCAACGGGTTCGTCCACGAGCTCGACTGGTCCCTCTTCGGCTACACCATCGCACGCGGGCTCAACGTCGGGCTCCATTTCGTCGATGACATTGCGCAGAACGCCGACTTCACGTACATGGGAGCAGGCATCGCTGCGGCCCTGAACAAGGCGCTCGACACCATCGACGCGCAGGCCCTCGGTCGCGTGCTCACCGACAAGATGAAGATCGCGCTCGAAACCCTCCACGGGTTCATGAACGGCAACGACACCTACAAGAAGTTCAGCTTCGAGAGGTTGCGTCAGCAGCTCAACGTGGCAATTGACGCCGCGTTCAGGAACATCGCATGGCAGAACGCGATAGACGATATCACCGAGGGTCTTGGGGACGTCGCTGAGACGTTCGCGTCTGGAATATCTCGCGTCATCTGGAACATAGACGTGATAGTCCAGAACTACGACTGGACTTCATGGGGCCAGACAATCGCAAGCAAGCTCAACGGGGCCGTAAGGCACATCGACTTCAAGGCCGTTGGAAGGTTCCTGTCTGACGGCCTGAAAATCGCTTTCGAGGGACTTCACGGGTTCGTGGATGACTTCGACTGGAACGCGCTCGGAAATGCTATCGAGACCTCGTTCAACTCGATGTTCTCGAACATAGACTGGGCGCAGGCTGGTACGGACGTTGGGAAGCTCGCAGACCACATCCTAGATATGGTCGAGAAGGCCATAGACGCCGTTAACTGGGATGACGTGAACACGTTCCTGATAAACGCCGACATACCTGGGCATCTCGCTAGGTTCTTCGCTGTCTTGGCAAAGGGTGTCGGCAAGGCGCTCGTAAGCTCGTTCGAGAACGGAACGTGGCCCATCGTGCTAGCGTGGGCAACCACGAAGGTCGGTTCTCTCGGAATCAAGATCTCAGAACTCGTCGCGCTCTGGAAGCTGCGTCAGCCCGCGCAGGCTGTCGGCGAGGACGCCGCTGGCGGACTCGGAGGCGGGCTCATGGGCAGGCTCGCTGGGTCTGGAATCGGCGCAAAGGTCGCGTCGTGGCTCACGGAGCACGTGGGCGGCGTAGGAACGACAACTGCGGCTGGCTCCGTTGGCACCGCCATCGGTGGCGCTCTTGGGTCGGCAATCGGAGTTGGCATCAACTTCGACGGTGTAAAGAAGCAGCTTACCGACGGGTTCAGCCCAGCGAACTTCGCGGAAACAACGGCTGGTGCCGTCATGACGGGAGCGTCAATCGGTGCCGCGTTCGGAGGGCCAGTTGGTGCTGGCGTCGGCGCGGCAGTCGGCGCGGCTGTCTCGGGCGTGGAAACGCTCGTCGCCAACTGGGGCCCAGTGTCGAAGTGGGTGTCCGACAACGTTGGAGCCCCGCTTGCCAAAACGTTCTCTGGGATGGGCCACAACATCTCGAAGTTCGTAAGCGACTCTGGGACGGCGTGGTCTAACTTCAAGAACGACGCCGGCGACAAGTGGACGCAGACCAAGAACAACTTCAACTCGCAGATAGTCAGCCCTCTGAGGAGCGGACTTTCGAACGTGATCAGCTACTTCTCGACGAACGCTGGACGCATTGGCGACAACATGAAGTCTGGCATATCGTCAAGAGCCCAGTCGGTCGGAAACGCGGCGAGGGACATATACGGCAAGGTCAAGAGCGGCATACAGCCCGCAATAGACAACGCAATGAGCTGGGGCGGGAGCGTCTCGAAGAAGCTCGGCTCTGGCATCAGCTCGTTCAAGAGCAACGTCTCGTCAGCAGCTAGCGGCTTGAGGAGCGCTGCTCACGACAAGCTCTCTTCGCTCAGCAGGTCGGCGCACTCTTGGGGCCAAGACCTCGCGTCTGGTTTCGCAAACGGAATCAGCAGCGGTTGGAGATGGGTCAGGAACGCGGCGAGCAACCTTGCAGATCTCGTCAGTTCGTACATCCACTTCTCGACGCCAGACGTTGGACCGCTTGCCGACTTCGACACATACGCGCCAGACATGATCAAGACGTTCGCAAGCGGCATCGAGAGCAGCAAGAGCCTCGTTGTCAGCTCTATGAACGGCCTTGCGTCTGACATCCGCTCGAACATCGGCGTCGGCGGAACCGTCGAGGTTTCGACGCAGAGCCCAGTCTCGCAGATTGCCAACGCGGTTGCGCTCGGAAGCGTTGCGTCCACTGGCAGGACTGCGAACAACGGCCCGATAACGATCCAGCTTGTCGTTGACGGCCAGACGCTTGCGAGGGCCGAGTGGCGCGGCGAGCAGGAACTTTCAGATCGCGGCATATTCAAGCCGCAGTTCGCGTAAGGAGACACCATGGCAATGCTCGTCGTTGACGGACGCGCTATAAGCAGGGACCCAGCAGAGATGACGTGGGGCCTACAGCCCGTCAACGCGAGCGACGCCGGGCGCACGCAGGACGGCACCATGCACACCAACAGGGTGACCGTGAAGCGCAAGATATCGCTCACGTGGAACATAGTCCACCAGGGACAGGCAACAGAGATATTGCAGGCGTTCTTCCCAGAGTACGTGAGCGTCCTCTACTTCGACCCGCTAGACGGGAAGAAGGAGACGCGGACGTTCTACACGGGAGACATGAGCGCCCCGTTCAGGTCGTACAGCGTCCCCGTTGTCGGCGGCACGACGTTCAAGACGATATCGTTCGACATAATCGAGGTGTAGCGTGCGGCAGGTATCGCAGGAGTTCAGGAGCGCCGTCCAGAGGAACACGAACGTGGCCGTCAAGGCAACGCTGGTTCTCGCGGACGGCACTGAACTCGACCTCGTAAACTCCGACTTTGTTATAGGTTCGGTGTCTTTCGACGAGGCCACGAGCTCTACTGGCTCGTTCGACATTGGCTCGGCCATCGTGGGCCAGTTCAAGGCCACGATAGCGAACTACGACGGGAAGTTCAGCAGGTACGACTTCTCTGGCTCGACCATAACGCCATCGGTCGGAACCGTCGTGAACGGCAAGATTGAGTGGCTGCAAATCGGCGTGTACGACATTGACAGGCCGACTTCAACTGGCAGGTCAATCGAGATTCAGGCATACGACAAGCTCAACTCGATGAAGGTCGCGCTCAACACCGTAGGCATCTCCTACCCCACCACGCTCGGCGACATAGCACTGAAATTGTGCGATGCGTGTGGCGTCACGCTCGAAAGCTCCGCGTTTCCAAACAACGACTATCAGGTGAGGGACGCCCCGAAGCTCGTTGACAGCGACACGTGCCTGAGCGGCATTGCGTGGGTCGCCCAGATAGCGTGCTGCTACGTCAAGTGCAGCAACCTCGGACACATCGTGCTCGACTGGTACGACCCCGCCGACTTCAAGGACGCGGCCAACCTGGACGGCGGCACGTTCAACACAAAGACCGTCCCGTACTCGGACGGTGACACCGCAGACGGCGGCACGTTCGATGACTACTCGTCTGGCGTCAAGATTGACGCTGGCGAGTTCTCCAATCGTAGGTTCTGGGTGCTGGCACGCAACCAGCAGTCAAAGGTGAGCACCGATGACGTTACGATCACTGGCGTTAGCGTCACAGCGCAGGACGAGGAGACGAGTGAGGGCGGCATAGCGGACAAGGGCGAGACTGCGCTCTCTGGAAAGACTGGCTACGTCCTTTCCATAAGCGGCAACAAGTTCGTGTCGTTCGGCACGGCGCAGCGCGTCGCAGACCTCATAGCTCCGAACGTCGTTGGGTTGAAGTTCAGGACGTTCTCAGCGTCGACTCTCGGAAACCCCGTTATGGAGTGCGGTGACGCCGTGTACGTCACCGACTACACGGCCAACGCCTACAGAAGCTACGTCACGCAGCTCACGTATACCGTTGGCAGCTACGAGAGCGTCGCGTGCAACGCCGAGACGCCGACTCACAACGCGGCGATTAACGCGAGCGCGGCGACAAAGACGCTCCAAGAGACGAGGGCTCTCGTCGCGAACGAGCGCTCGTCAAGGGAAGCAGCACTGTCTAGGCTGTCAAACCAGATATCAGAGAAGGCCGGACTCTACCAGACGGTGGAGACGCTAGGCGATGGGTCCAAGGTGTTCTACCTCCACGATGCGGAGACGGTTGGCCGCTCAAAGACGATATGGAAGATGAACGCGCAGGCCATAGCCGTTTCCGTGGACGGCGGGAAGAGCTACACGTCTGGAATAAGCGCGGACGGCAACGCGATACTTAACAGGGTCTATGCAATCGGTCTGAACGCAGACTACCTAAACGTCGGGACAATCAAGGGTCCGTCGCACTTTGCTATCTCTAGCTCGACGCTGCTTTACAGCACAAGCTCATATCCAATGACAAGCGCAGATGCGCTGGACTTCGCTGGGCTGACGTGGAACTCCTCTAAGTCGAGAGCGGAGGTTTCTAGTAGGTACGTGTACCTGTCTAGCAATTTCAGCGGCAAGGTAGCGTACCCAGGAGCCATTCTCTGCACGTACATGATCGAGGCAACGGCAGACGGCGCGCAGAAGCCCGACCTAAGATATCAGGTCAAGAAGTACGACGGAACGCTCGAATGGAGGACGTATGCATACGACAAGGGCGTTTCGAAGTCCGGCGAGATGTATACGTTTACCGACACTGCGGAATTCGCAGACGATGTGTCTGAGGTAATAAACTGCGGCCTTGACTTCCATGTTGACAAGCCGCCGTTCGTGCTGCTGTCGATGACGGCATCACTGTGCTCAGGCGAGGACAAGACGAGCACATGGAACCTCGAAACTGGGCAGCTCATAACAGACGGCATGATAGCCACCAACGTATACGCATCTGGTCACATAGATTCAAGCTCTGGCTCAATCGGGTCGTTCGAGATATCAGACGGCTCGATTGTTGGCAAGTACCTAAAGATTTCAGACAAGGACTTCTCTGCCATATCGTTCCTCACGATTGACGAAAACAGCTCGCAAAAGAAAATAGGAAGCATCGGCAACGACTTTTATGTTGACGGCGAAGTAAGACACGAGGAGACCAGAGGCGTATCCATTGACCTGGATGCAGATACGTCGTTCTTCTCTGTTAGCCGCAAGAACAGCGCAAGCGATAAGTACTACAAGATGAAGCTAGCGTACTCGGCAAATGAGTTCGGTAGCTTTTCCGCCGACACGATCAACATGCTCGCGCCACTTGATATGCATGGGCACAAGATAACGAACATCGGCGGAGGCGTTAGCGCGAAGTTCTACACGAGCGTGATAAACGACATATCGTTCAATGACGGCGCGATTCACTTCGGTGCATACACCAACGGATGCTACTTGAAGTTCACGAATGGGATATTGACAGAATACAACTGGCAAAGCGGTCACATCGACAAGGAGTAGCGAATGCAGTACGAAGGCGAAGCCAACGACGATACGGCAGGCAAATGTTATGTGACTGAGCCAATGTCTGGCTCAACATATGTCCAGAGCGTTGACATGGGCGAGATAAACGCGAAGCTCGACGCGATACTCAAACTGCTTGGGAGCACTGATGCAGATAACGATAAGTAACGCGCAGGCAGGAGCGATGATCAACTCTATGAGGTCCCTTCTCGACAGGAGGGACCTCATTGGTTATGCGGCGGCGTACAACACCCGCGTGCTGACGCAGGTGGCCCAGGAGTACATAGACCTCCACGAAACGCTGCTCGCAAAGTACGGGAAAGAGGTACTTGGCCCCAACGGCGAGCACACCATGAAGTACGTGCTAGAAGCCGACAATCCGAACTACCAGAGGTTCATAGACGAAACGTCTGAGTGGGCAAGCGCGACACACGACGTAGACGTATTCACGGTTCCCGCTGAAAAGGCAATCGGAGAGCTTTCTGGCAACGAGATTCTTTCGGTTCAATGGATGTTCGATTGGAACACTAAGGAGTAACACATGCATCCACCCATTTTCATCGACGTATTCATGCAGCCGCTTCGGGACAACAGCGTCGCGCAGGTGGCATTTGCGGCCTTCTGCTTCCTCATGCTGCTTGACATACTTCTCGGCTACGCGGCGGCGGTGAAGAGCAAGAGCGTCAAGTCCGCGAAGATGCGCGAGGGCCTTTGGCACAAGACAGGCGAGATGGGCATCATTGCTGTCGGTGACGTGCTGGACGGCATGATGCTCGGCGGCATCGACATGCCTTTCTCGGCACCAGTCACTACGGCCATGATCGTGTACCTCGCAATCAACGAAGCCGTGTCATGCATGGAAAACATCGTGAAATTAGACCCAGAGCTTGGTGACAAGCGATTTTTTCGCGTCCTTATGGCAACACTGAGCGAAGCGAGCGACAAGCCCAGCGACGGAGACGGTGCGCATGACGCGGCCTAGCTCGCTGCCCACCACGCGCACGTGCTGCATGTGCGGCGCGCGCATGGTCGAGGTGCGGCGCAAGGAAAGCGACCCCATGCGGCAGGACTGGCAGTGCCCGCGCTGTCTGCACGTGGAGCACGACGTTTACGAAAGCGATTCGGAGGTAGCGTATGCCAAGCATCAGTAAGGCCATTGCGGCCATGGACAAGGCGTGCCGCGTGTGGGACCTTGGCTACGATCAAAACCAGCGTTGGAACATTTACAACGGGGGCGAAACGGACTGCTCTGCGCTCGTGATTTGGGCCTTGAAGCAGGGCGGATTCGATACGGGCGGCGCGACGTACACGGGGAACCTCAGCTACAACCTCACGCGCCGTGGGTGGCTGCGACTTCCCGCGAACCTCGGCGTCTTGCAGCCAGGCGATATCCTGCTCAATGACACACACCACGTGTGCATGGTCATCAGCGGCCACGGGCACAACGCCATCATCGCGCAGGCATCCATCGACGAGCGCGGAAGGGCAAGCGGCGGACGCGCAGGTGACCAGACTGGCTACGAGACCAACGAGCGGCGCGTGTACTCGTACCGCCACGGCTGGGACTGCATTCTGAGGTACAAGGGCGCTGCCGTTACCGCCGCCCCGGCGAAGGGCTCAGTGCGCGTTTCCGTGGACGGCATCTGGGGCTCTGAGACAACGCTCGGCCTGCAACACATCCTCGGCACCAAGCCAGACGGCATTGTGTCCTCGCAGGAGGTTCAGAATCGTGGCGTCCTCAAAGCCTGCACCGGCGGATGGCAGTGGGTCAAGCACCCGGAGGGCTCGCAGCTCATTACGAAGATGCAGCGCATCATGGGTCTTGACCCTGACGGCATCGCTGGCATCGACTTTGTGCATGGGCTCGAAAAGCGCTACGGTTTCGCTCCCGACAAGGGTCTCGATTACCCGTCCAACACGATTAAGCGGATGCAACAGGCCCTCAGCAGGGGAACGTTCTAGCATGTCGATTGGAGGTAGCCCGTGGCGATACAGATGCGTCGTGGCGAATACTCGAAGTTCGACGCGGAAAGCATGCTCCCAGGCGAGTGGGCGGTCGTTCTGTCTGGTGACTCGTCTGCCATAGACGGCAAGGCCGTCTACATCTGCACGAGCGCTGGGGTCACAAAGCGCATGGCAACGATAGATGACCTTGCCATGGTCGCAGCAAACGCGAACCCAGAGATATTCGACCAGATACGGATAGCACTCGTAAACGCGCTCGCCGATATCAGGGACGCCGAGTCAAAGCGCGTCACGGTCGAGAACAAGCGCGTCGAGAACGAGAAGGAGCGCATCGACGCCGAGGACGCGCGGGAAGCGGCAGAGACGCAGCGCCAGACGAACGAGACACAGCGTCAGGCCAACGAGAGCACAAGGCAGAGCACGTACGTTAAGTCGGCGTCGGCCACTACGCTCTCTCCGTCATCGCAAGCGACGGCAAAGATCGTGTCCAACGTCCTGCAACTCGGCATCCCGAAGGGCGACAAGGGAGACAAGGGAGACGCATTCAAGTACTCGGACTTCACTTCGGCACAGCTCGAAGCGCTGAGGGGGCCGAAGGGAGATGCAGGCGGAGTCAAGTTCCACATCTGCACGTCCTCAGAGTACTCACAGTCCAACGGTGTGAACGTCCCTACACTTACTGGCGATTCGGCAACAATCTACCTCACGCCGAAGGTGACGGCAGAGGACAACGACGCATACGACCAGTGGATGTACGTCAACTCGAAGTGGGACATCGTTGGTGGTTCGAGCAACAAGGCCCTAGAAGCAAACGTAGACGCCATCACTAGCGAGATGACGCAGCGTATGCCCGTCTACTACTACAGCTCCGCTCCAACAGAGTCCACGGTCAAGTCGGAGCATACGGTACCGTGCCTCGTCGTGGTCAAGGGCGGCGCGACGTACCTCGTCGAATAGGAGAGTCAATGTCGCAAACCGAGAGAGAGAGAGAGAGAGAGAG